TCAATGCAAATCAACAGCCTGCAATACCTTAGAGTAAACGTGGTAGCCCAACTCCCTTAGGGAGTCGGAAATGATCTCAATTACAGGCCTGCCTTCACTCGTTTTTGCGGCAAGAAGGTTAGGAACATTTTCCATAACCATGAATGTGGGTGAAAACAGTCGACCGATACGAACGAACTCTTTGAATAGTGAATTTCTAGGGTCTTTAGGATCTCCAGAATTTCGATTGGCTATTGAGAAACCTTGGCAGGGAGGGCCGCCTACAACGATGTTGGGAGAAAGCTCTCCAAACATGGAAATGAATTCCTCATCGGACACCGCCGATATATCTGCTTTCATCACTACTGCGCTGGGATGATTATGTTTGAACGTGTCAGTTGCCCAACCGTCTATTTCGACAGCACCAACTACATCACAGCCAGCCATCTCAAATCCCAAACTAAACCCGCCAGCACCTGCAAAGGTATCCAAGACACGGAGTTTCGTTTCGAGGTGAGGTTTGGTCATATTAGTCCCATTGTTACTTAGCAAAAATTCAGCGGACGATTATCTCCGATTCCTTACTCATTTGCTTGTTGCTGTCGCGAAAAGATGTCATTTTGAAAATACTTTTCTCCGAAGCACTAGGCATTACATGCCTTTCCCACCCTTGGATAAAAAGTCCGATAGATGCGTCAAAATGCGTCAGATTGGATCTCCGTCGGACGGGTCACGTGGTCAGGCTTGGCGGGCTCCTCCGCCTAACGCAAATTTGAGTCAAAACCGACCCATGTAGCGGGCAGGCGCGGGGTGGGGGCAACCGCGCGCGCTGAGCTAAAAACGCAAACATAATTGCAATTTAGCAACTTTCTTACCCCCCCCCCTTCGCAACCCACCTAGGAGCTCACAGGAGCCCGCAGAGCGAATTTCCCGCATCCTGGGAACAAATTCTGTTGCCTTTCGTCAAAGCGAGCACAACAGCGCACCGCTGTAACCTGGCGAGGAAATCATGATCCGTCACTTCATCACCCTTGGAGATAAGACCAGTCACGGCGGCACGGTCATTAGCGCGGACCTCACCAGCAGCATCCACGGGAAGTACATGGCCCGGGTCGGAGACATGGTCGTGTGCCCCAAATGCAAAGGAGTGTTTGCGATCAACTCTTGCGCATCTGACATGGTGGACGGCCAAGGACGCGGCTATGCCCGCCACTTGGACACCACGGAGTGCGGAGCCCGCTTGATGTCCGCGCAGGCAACAACAACGTGGTCGGACGAATCAATGATCGGCGATCCTGCAGCGGACGCTAAAGCTGATGCCCTAGGTACGGCATCCCATGTCGCGGCTTCGACGGAATCCGGTATCTGCTTGGATTGCCTGCGTAAAGCCGCTCACTTCGGTAGCCCAATCGTTATCCGGGAGTGAGAATGCTCGACGTGCAGTCAAGGTTGGAAGAACTACGCGACACCATGCCCGCGCTACGACTATATGCACTCGTAGATGGCGTACAGTATCAAGCTCAGCTCTGTAAGCGATTGCACCCAAGTAGTGGTCTGTTCCCCCTGTTTGCGCAGACCCGAGACGCGGCGCTGTCCCACGCCGGGCCTTGGCTGGTGGATATGGCCATAGCAGACGAGGCAACCATGGCCGAGCTATCCACGCTCGAACGCAATGCGCCGTCACTCACGTGGCTTATCGCGCCGCAAGATCTGGAAGGCCTTGGGCAACTGCTGCAACTGAGGTTGGACGTGATTCTCCCGGATGGCCGCAGCGCTTTGCTTCGCTTTTGGGACCCTCGCGTGTTGGTCAATCTGGCACGCACGCTCGACGCTTCGCAGCGTGAAGAGCTCTTTGGTCATATCCATGAGTGGCACCTGCTGCATGAAGGAAGACGCGTTTGGATCGGGAGGCAACATGCTGAAGCTCACTGACGCGCAGTGGCAGACTTTACAACAAGGTGAAGCCCGCCAGTTTGTTGCAGCCGTGTGTGATCAGTTCTTAGCCAACCGGCCCGATATGCAGGAGCAGCCCGGTCGCGAGGTAGTGCTAGCACGCATGCAGGATGCCTACGACTACGCCGCCCGGATAGGTTTCACCAGCACGCCGCACATTGTGCGCCTGATGTATCTGTCTGCAGACGCTCCGCACATCCACGATGACCCGCTAGTCGATCATTACCTGCGTAAGCCCGGGGCAACGCCTGAACAACGGCTCGATGACCTCGATGCCGTCATCAAACATATGCTTAAGGGAGATCGTTGATGGGGGCATTGGCCGTACCGCTGATTGAGGGCGTAGGCGCCCGTATCCTGGCTGCACTCGGTGTGGTCGCCGTCGGCGCGGCGGGCGAGGCAGCGAGGGAGCGCGCAAGCAAGCGCCAGGAAGAAGCTGAACAGGCAAAGTCCGCGCCTATCGCGCGCGCCGAGGCGACGACAAAAGAGCGAACGAAGTGCAAAGACTGCCCCCCAGACAAAGGCGTACCATTCCAACGCAACTTCACCGTGCGCAAATCGTGGGTTGACTATCAGGCGAAGATTACAGGGATGCCAAACGGGCCGACGTTCATCATGGAATGGGCCTTCGCTGGCACGCGGTTCGATGGTTTCGTGTCGGCCGAGTGCCGCCTCCAAGACGCCAAAGCGGGGTACGACCAATTCTTCAATGAGTGGCGCGAGTTCAAGTACGACTTTCAGGAGCGCATCTTTGTCGAAATGACAGAGGCGGCCGTAACTCAGAACGGCAAGGCAGTTCCCAAGCCTCCCGTGCAACTTTGGTGGTATTTCCAAGAACCTGTCTCCTACCGATACATGCAGCGGGTTTTGCAAGCCGCCGCCCCTCAAATCCAGGTCGTATTCCAGCCATGAATCCACATCTGAACCATCAGCTTGAAGTCCGTTTTAAGATCAGCGGCACAGAAGGAACATCGTTTGAAATCCACCTGCAACGGATACAAGCTTTTTTAAAGCTTGTAGCGAAGTTCGACCCTCTACTTCAAGACACAGAGTGGCTGATCGCAACCGGCGTCCGCGACACCTCCTACCTATACTCGGTGTTCGATGTAAACGGGGCAACCACATCTGCGCTCGCTGTGTTGCGTGAGCAGTCGAAGAAGAACGATGTGGTCAAGAGCCTGACCTTGTGGAACGGGCAAGAGGATCGTGCGAAAGGAGCATCGATCACCTGCATGTTCGGCCGTCAGGACGGTGTAGCAAGCAGCTTCAAGCTGTCTATCAGATCACCCAGAGAGCAGATGCGGCTTGGAGGTTGGAGTCAGGTGGGGGAGGCTCTTAGTGCAGCAGTAAGCGTCTTTGCGCCGATATATGGAGTGGTAGAAACGACGTACTACGACGCCGTATTCAAAGATCGTCCCGGTGTCGGCTGGATGCTCTACCTCCCGCAGGTACTGACCGCTCAACAAGTTCCCGAGGCCCGCGCACTTCTGCCTGTCATGGGCCAGGACGAAAAAGGCAAAGGCATGCAAATCGGCACGATAGTGGTGAGCGTCACCGACGAGCCGTTTTCCGACGAGAACCCAGAACACGTCAAGAGCGCTAATGCCATCGAGATCCGCTTGGTTGATCAGGACTTGCTCCCCCGCTTTGCAGACTTGTGAAGGTGGTCATAGCTCGTCTTAGAGCGTTTGGATTGGCGATCGCGAGGAGTAGATCCGAACCCCGCTTGGAGGGCAACGACCAGAGCGCTCCGGCACCCCCGCTCACGCTGAGAGACCGAATGGACTCCTTGGTGAATCATGGACATTTCATTTTCATATCGCTCGATCTATCCCTCGCTTCCCGACGTCAAAACGCAACTTGGCCAATTATGGCAAGCCGCAGTTATTTTGGACGGAATAGGAATTCCGCTTACCGATTGGTATCCGACGGCCGAAAACCCCGATGACGCTCTCCGAAATTGCGCATTCGATTCTAATGGGCCTTCTCCCGCAGCCGTGGCGATCGCGAAAGAAAATGACCGGCACAATGACGATAAAGATATGCGCTCAATGGCGGTCTGGAATGGAAAGAGGCGCGCCGGCTCTGCTGGCATTTCAAATATTCTGTTCCCGGCTGATTCGCCAGCAAGTTGCACGTTCGAAATCAGCTCCACGGGCGTTGCGCCTTTGCTGGATAAGGCGAATGTCATCCAAGTTGCCACCAAGTTGCTTGACCTCTATCACCCGCCTTTTATCTCTGTCAGTGAACCGCGCTACGATGCAATCCACAAAGTTTTCAAGGACAGACCAGGCGTAGGCTGGATGCTCTATCTACCTCGTAAGATCACGACATCAGACGTCCCTGAAGCACAGGAAATGATAGCGGTGACCGACAAGAATGGAGAGCAACGGGGAACCTTCGTAGTGAGTATCAAAGATGAACCGTTTTCGGTCAAAAACGAAGAGCAAATCAAGATTGCTACTGCGATTGAAATACGGCTGGTAGACAAAGACATGCTACCTCGCTACGGTGAGTAGCAACTCCGCTGGTATTCTATGCGGTCGAACAGCCATCGATACTTTTTCAATATATTCGCAGCCGCGAAATTGCCTATCGCAACGGTCGCCCGGCCATGAAACACGCCTACGAAATTTCGATGTCACTGCACCACGCGGGTGACCTTTCAGTCAGCGCTCTTGTTGAAGAACTGCGTCTTCTAACCGTCGAGCTTGAGAAGCTATCGCCATCACTCCATCAATGGCTGCTCACCGGTGACACTCGTGATTCAGCACTGCTATATGACGTGTATGCCAGCAACACGGCCACACCATCAGCCCTTGCGGTGCTTGAAAATCGTCTCAAAGACGAGATTGATCCGAGGATTATCTCGATCTGGAATGGAAAGGAAGGACATGCGGCCGCGTCACTTAGAATCATGGCACGCCCAGATCCGCACTTGAGCCTAGTAACGTTTGTCGGGCGCCCGCAGTCGTTCTCCGCTGACTGGAATCTGGTTGCCAATGTGGTCGCGCAAAGTGTTGCTATCTGGGCTCCTCAATATGTTTCAGTACAAAGCAATGGCTACGCGGAACATAAAATTTTCCAGGATCGTCCCGGTGTCGGCTGGATGCTCTACTTGCCTAAAGTCGTGACCGCACAGCAAGTGCCAGAAGCCCGCGCACTGATTCCAGTGAAAAATAAGTACGAAGCGGGCAAAGACACGCAAATCGGCACGATCATTGTGAGCGTCACTAAAGAGCCGTTTTCTGATGAGAATCCAGAACACATCAAGAGCGCTAATGCCATTGAAATTCGATTGGTTGATCAGGACTTGCTTCCCCGTTTCACAGGCTTTTGAAGGAAGCCACAGGCAGAAAATGAGATGAATATCAGATTCCCCTATCGATCTGGGCTCGAAACACTACCCAGCATTTCTGAGCAACTTAATCAACTTTGGCGCGTGACTCTTCTCTTGGACAGCATGGGTAGCTTTGCAACACCTGCTGCAATCCATTCCTCTAGCGTCTTTTTCACTGTCATGTAGTGCTCGATAGGCAGCTCGCGGAAATATCGGATTCCAAAATCCGCGATGAAGATCTTGTAGATTTCAATCTCTTCGTCACCGCATATCGCTGCCCACTCCTTCACCAGCATATTGATTCTTTTCCGCTGGTATTCGGTAATTCTCTGCACTTCCTTCTTGGCCTCGTTCAAGTTCAGGTTGACCACATTATTGAATCGTGGTGCCTCATTAACGTTGCCATCAATAACCTGCCCAATATCGCCCCGTGCTTCTATTCTTTCTGACATTGAAAACCTACTGGTTACGCCATGTGCGTTACTCCCTATCACGCATCACGGCTCACTGACACAAGCGCAATTTCCAAGATCGCGCGCAAACAAACGGAATACGGACACCCTGCTCCGATCTTCCTTACTTCTTCTTTACGATTTTGTTACCCATGACGGGACCTTGAAGCGTCCCATAGATATCGCCTGTTATGTGCTGACCGATACTGCCGCCAGCGGTAATTTGAGTGGCATTTTTTCGGCCAGCTTCTGCAGGTGCCGCACCTTCGATGACGCCGAAAACGCGGGCTTTACCAACGATGTCCAGCTGCCTATATCCCTCAAGAATCTGCTGTTCGTCCGCGGTCAACGAGTCCGCAGTTTGGACGCCAAATATCACGTATGAAACGTCTACCCCGATTTTCGAGACGGCGGCCATAAAACCGATATCCGGCAGAGTTTTTCCTTGCTCATAGGAAATTTGAGCCTGTTTTCTGACGCCCCCGACTGCCGCAAAGGCCTCCTGCGAAAAGCCGAGTCGCTTTCGTTCGTTCTTGAGGCGCTCCCCAAAGGGTGAAATTTCCATCTTAATTTTGTTGACTGGTACGATTTATCGGACTATATTTCCGTCATTGCTAAGTGACGTATACAAATATTAACCCATGAGCACTCACAACACCGCCCAAGCGAGTGCAGGGGACGCTACATCCCTGCCTATCACGCTCCGCCTTACCGCCGAGGAAATCGAGAAAGCACAAGTTCTCGCCCGGCAAGATCATCGCACCCGTGCCGCATTCATCCGCGTGATGTTTCTTCGCGGATTGGCGGCTTACGAAAAAGAACTTCAATCCGCAAGCGCCTGACCAGGGGGGGAATCCATGTACGACGATCCACGCCACATCCGCGATCACCGAATCGTGATCCGCTGCAACGCCGACAACTACGCTTTTATGAAGTCGCTCGCACAGCTGCAGGGTGAAAACTTGGCGACCTTGGCCCACGACATGATGCTGCATATGGCCGTTGAGTTCGTTGTTGCTCGTGATGTGCCCATAGTAATCAATCAAAACATGCAAACCAAGGCGCTCAAGAGCCACTTTTTAGTGCCTCAAAATGCCTGATATCGAACTGACGCTGGTAAGCCCTGCACTCATTGAAGCACTGAAAATACTGATGGAGTGCGAGGGATTCGAGACAATCGAAGACGCCGCCGAATTCGTTTTTTCCGCAGCGGTTCGTGAAGGTGCCAAGCGTGTTACCGGCAAGGCAAGAGTGCTCTATGCCGTTGAGGGGAAGAAGCCATGCGCGTAATCAGCATTCCATGCCCACACTGTCAAAATCGCGTGAGAGCAGCCAAAAGCCGCACCATGTCGTCAATGATGAAAGAAATCACGTACCAGTGCCAGAACGTCGAATGCGGCCATACCTTCGTGGCAACGCTTGAAGTCTCGCGCACGGTGTCGATGTCAGCCATGCCGAATCCAGAAGTCCGCATTCCAATTTCCTCGCGTGCATTTCTGGCTGCAAAGAACCAGTTGACGCTAGACCTCGCGACCGTTTAAGCGGCCGCACTACTCCCGATAAATCAAAGCCTGCCGTGCGCCTTTTGGCGCACGTGGGATTCGCTCACCCTGAAAAATCATGACCACTGCGAATATCAACTTCTCGGTTACCGTCCGGCAGCACTTTGCTGAAGACATGGTCCGCTACCGTTGCGCCCAGCGGCTGCTAGTTCGTCGCTCTCTCGCTGGTACCGAATGGGATGTGATTTGGGAAGGAAAGCAGGCCATCGGCAAGAGCCTTGCTTTGCGCCTGAACATGCTGGGCGGCCTGCTGGGGGAGTGGTGATGCGCGCAGTGCTTTCCTATTGCCTCGCTGGCTTGGTGTTACTCGCGCCGGCACTCTTGTCCGCTCTTGGCCTGGTGAAAGGCTGATCATGCGCTGCGCACGTATCAAGGACCATGCCTCCTTCCGCCCTGTGACCGAGTTGCTGCGCGAGCGCGCTGCGCAGGCGCCAACGCCGCCCGGTGACGAAGCGGCGAACGCTGAACTTCAGAAAGCGTTGGCCATGCTGAGCAAACGCCAGCGGCCCAATCATCAAACAGCGGTGGCCTATTCCTGGGCGGCCACCGCCAAACCGGTGCGCCGCCACATCCTCGCGCTTGCTGGGCTGTCGCCTGACCGCTGGGAATCTCCAATCCACTCTTTTACGGAAGCCGAACGCCTGGCCATGCGTCATGCGGTGCTGCGCGCAATTACCACCTATGAGCGAGTCCTCAATGCAGTCTAGAAAAGTCGATGCGAAGACGCGCCGGCAGCATAAGGCTTTCACCGAGTCACCGCAATTCGCACAAGAGCTGAAGCGCATCCCGCTGAAATGGCGGGGCCGCGTGGTCAGTGAGGCATTAGAGCTGATGTCCGTTTGGCACTGGCGGCGTATCTTTGAGCCGGTCGCCGTGGACTTCGTGCGTGAGTTCGCGGACAAGTACGTTCCGGCTGGCATCGATCTTTCGCAAGACGATGCGGATATCTGCGCCACTGCCGAACGGGCCGCCGACAACGTCAAGAAGATGCTGTGGAAAGCAATCTCGGATACGCACGCACGAGACATCATCGAACAGGAATGCAGCGACTACGGCATTGACGTGCCGGAAGTGGATGACGATGACCTGCGCGCCATCATTGCGCGCGTGGTCGACCCGCGCTGGTGGCGCAGGCAACTGCGCAAGGTAGTCGGCCGGGCATTCGAGGGGGGCAATATCCGCCTGGGCTATGTCCATTACCACGGCGAACCCTATGCCAGCAACGATGCGGTGCTGGCGCGCATGGCGCAGAACAAGCGCAACGCCGCAGCGCTGGAAGCCACCATGGTGCGCAACGAGGCCGGCCAGGAATTCAGCATTGCCGAGCTGGCCGAGAAGACCACCGCCAATAAGGCCATTCGCCGTGGCGAACTGATGCTGCGCATCAATGGCTTCGAGATGATTGCAAGAGACTGCGGTGATGCCGGGCTGTTTCTCACCTGGTCATGTCCTTCGCGCTTCCATCGCACACTGCATAGCGGCAAGCCCAATCCGAAATACGACGGGTCAGATCCGCGCACGGCAAACAAGTACCTGGGCAAGGTCACTGCGCTGGCACGCTCGGCGCTGGCCAGGCGCGGCATTGGTCTCTACGGGTTCCGGATTGCCGAGCCCCATCACGATGGATGCCCCCACTGGCACATGCTGGTGTTTGTTCGCGCGCTGCCGGGATATACCACGCCGCACGTCAAGGACGTGGCAAGCCGGGCCATCCGCGTTATGAAGCGCTACGCCTGGCGCATGGATCGTGGCGAGCCCGGCTCGTTCAAGCGCCGCCTGGACGTAAAGCGCATCGATTGGACCAAAGGTAGTGCAGCCGGCTATATCGCCAAGTACGTGGCCAAGAACATTGATGGAGTTGCCGACCACAAGACCAAGGAAGGCTATGTGGTCACCACCGACACGGCGGGAGACTATGAGCTGACGCCGTCTGCCCGTGTCGAGGCCTGGGCCGCTCGTTGGGGAATTCGACAATTCCAGCAATGGGGCGGAGCTCCCGTCAGCATCTGGCGCGAGCTACGCCGCGTGCCGGCAGACATGGTGCAAGAAGCCCCGCCGGCCATGGCCGCCGCCTGGGATGCGGTGCAGAAGATCGAAGGCGAAAAGCGCGCATGTTGGGCGAGCTACCTGCGCGCTCAAGGTGGTGCTCTGGTCAAGCGCGACGACCTCATGGTCACGCTGGCCAAGGAGACCAAGACTGTCGCCGGTCGCTATGAAGAGCGCGAACGGGTCATGCCTTATGGAGTGCAATGCCGCCAGATGGCAGGGGTGGTTTTCAAGTCCGTCCGCCACACATGGACCCCTATTCAAGGCACAGAGGCCCGCGCATCGGCTGGGTTGGGGTTCCCTTGGACTCGTGTAAATAACTGTACGCAGCCCGCCGGTCCTGACTTTGCGACCGATGTGTCCTTCGAACCGAAGGCCGCGCCAGCGCCGGTCATGTTCAAGCCCGACCAGGCCGCGCAGATCGATCATGCCTGGCTCGCCCTGGGCGCATGCCCCTGGCCACGGCCGGTAGTTGACGACAGGCCGGCGTGGCCAGCGCCTGACATGACGACCGACGAGCAGCGCCGTGCGCTCGCCGGCTGGGACGCGATCAAGGCATGCCCATGGCCGCGCATGGCGCCTGTGCCGGACAGCTCCCCGCGCCATGGAACGCCGCGCCAGGTCGCGGACTGGCGCGGCGGCCGGCTCGATGTCAGCGAACTTCCGATTGATCCCAACCCAACGAAAGGAAACGCCCCATGACCGCGTTTCGTGTCGTCGTGCGCACTGCCAGCGCACGCCATTCCTACACCGCCATCGCAGCCCATAGCTGCGACGTGATCGCCGCTGCCGTCGATCGTTTTGGCGTGTGTTCTGTTACGGCCACTCTGGAGAAGAAGCAATGAACGCAATCACCAATCCCACCTTGTCTGATCACACCGAACGCTATATCGCTAAGTACTTCGCTAAGCTGCCGAAACAGCGTGATTTCGTCATGGAGCCGCCGCGCCCCCTGGACCGCATCACGTTCAGTACGCCCGACGATGGTGTGTTGACCGGGTTCGTCGCGACCATTCGGCACCACGTTGGCAATGGCCAGCGCTTCGCTTGGGTAGAACTGGACAACGAACTGACCGGCCAATTCTATGGCGTCCCGTTGGCTGACATCATCAGCAGTGACAACAGCGGTGCAGCCCGTCGCCTGGCTTCAGCCGGCAATGACGCTCGCCGCCTGTGCCTCACGGATTACAGCGGCACCCTGGCCGATCAACTTCGAGCAGCGGGCCGGACATGAGCGGGACCGCGTCAAAGCTGCATGTGGTGAGCCTATCGGGAGGGAAGGACAGCACCGCCACCGCCCTGACGGCCATCGAGCTCCACGGCCGCGAAGCTTGCCGCTTCGTCTTCGCCGATACCGGGAACGAGCATGAGGCGACCTACGCTTACGCCCTTGACTATCTGCCACAGGCGCTGGATATCACCGTGGACGTCGTGAAGGCCGATTTCTCCGATGAGTTCGCCACCAAGCGCGCCAATTTGGCCAGGATCGCCGCCGGCGAACCGGAATCAGCCGTCTACGGAAAGCGCAAGTTCATGTACGCCTGGACACCCGAGACCGCAGCGCTGGCGTTGGAATTGCTGGTCCCAACTGGAAATCCGTTCCTGGATCTTTGCATGCTTAAAGGTGGCTTTCCCTCTCGCAAGCGCCAGTTTTGCACGCAGTATCTGAAGCGTGATCCGATTACCGAGTTTCAGCTTGATCTGGTCGAAGAAGGATGGCACGTTGAATCTTGGCAAGGCGTCCGCGCAGATGAGTCGGAGGCGCGCCGCTGGCTGCCACACTACGAGCTGCTGGGCGGCGGTATGGCGGTCTATCGGCCGATCTTGAGATGGAACGTCGCTGACGTATTTGAGGCTCATAGTGCCGCAGGCATAGAACCGAATCCACTCTACAAGCAGGGTATGAACCGAGTTGGCTGCATGCCGTGCATAAATTGCAGCAAGGGCGAGCTGGCGCAGATCGCGCGCCGGTTCCCTGAGCACATAGAGCGTATCGCGGCCTGGGAGAAGCTGGTTTCTCAGGTGTGTCGGCCTCGGTCACCGGTGTCCTTTTTCCACAAAGGGACGCAAGGTCATGCTGGGCAAGCGTCGACGATTGAGAGCGTCGTCCAGTGGTCGAAGACCTCGCGCGGGGGGCGGCAGTTTTCATTGCTGGCGGACCTGGATGAGCCTTTTGCATGTTCATCAGCATATGGACTGTGCGAATAGGAGAGAGAATTCATGCTCGCGATAAAAAGTCCTGCTGCCTGGGGCCAGCTTCTTCGGATGCTGGCCGAGCAGGTAGCAAATGAAATTCAGCAACAGGCGCCGCCGCAGAGCGGCACCGATGATCCCGAAACAGCAATCTATATTGAGCACCATGAAAGCAGCGATCTACGCACGCTATAGCACCGACAAGCAGCGCGAGGCCTCCATCGAGGATCAATTCACCATCTGCACCCGGCGCGCCGAGCGTGAAGAGCTTGAAGTGGCCCAGCGCTACAGTGACGACGGGGTATCCGGCTCCACGCCGGTAGCCCGGCGTGCTGGCGGCGCGCGGCTGCTCATGGATGCGTTCAACGGTCGTTTCGACGTGCTGATCGTGGAAGGCCTGGACCGTCTGTCGCGTGACCAGGTGGAGCAAGAGCAACTGGTGCGCCGCCTGGAGCACCGCGGCATCGTCATCATCGGCGTGGCCGACAGCTACGACAGCCGCATGGGTGGTCGCAAGATCATGCGGGGCGTGCGCGGGCTGATCAATGAGATGTTCCTCGATGATCTGCGGCACAAGACGCATCGTGGCCAGGCCGGCCAGGTCGAACGCGGCTATGCCGCTGGCGGCAAGTCCTACGGCTATGACATCGTGCGCGACCACCTCGGCAGCAAGTACCAGGTCAACGATGTTCAGGCCGGCTGGGTGCGCTGGATCTTCGCACGCTACGCCGAAGGCTGGAGCGTGCAGCGCATCGCCCATGAGCTCAACGCCCGTAAAGTCCCCTCCCCGCGCGCCAGCACCTGGGTGGTATCAGCCATCTACGGCTCGCCCAACAAGGGCAGCGGCATCCTCAACAACTGCCTGTATCAGGGTCTGTATATATGGAACCGCTCCCAGTGGGTGAAGGATCCGGACACCGGCAAGCGGCAGCGGGTAAACCGGCCGCGCGAGGAGTGGCGGGAAATCGAGGTGCCCGAGCTGCGCATCGTTGATGATGAGCTGTGGCAGACCGTGCGCAAGCGGCTCGATGGCCGGCTGCCTGGCCGCAAACAGGGCGCGCCGGTACGGACCTTATTTGGCGGCCTGATGGCCTGCCCGTATTGTGGCGGGGCCATCGTGGCTATCAATTCCCGGCTGTACGGCTGCGCCAACAGAAAGGATCGCGGGCCAACGGTCTGCAAGGGGATCCACTTCAAGCGGGAGACAGCGGACAAGAACCTGCTGGAGACCTTGCGCGATGAGCTGCTGTCGCCTGCCGCGCAGGAACAGTTGCGGCGCCAGGTGCAGGCCATCATCGCCGAGCGTCAGCGCAGCAGTGCGGCCGACGGCGCAGCGGCGGCGGGCCGGCGCAAGGAGCTGGACGGAGAAATTCAGCGGCTGGTAGATGCGATCGCCAGTATCGGTGCCTCTCAGGCGCTGGCGGATCGGCTGCGTGCGGCCGAGGCCGAGCGCGGCCAACTGGCGGCGAGCAAGCCAAGGGCCGGCAGTGACGGGCCGTCTGCAGGAGAAATCGGGGAAAGGATCAAGAAGACTATGGCCAACCTGGAAAGCGCCCTGGCCGCTGACGTGCAGCAGGCGCGCATTTTGGTGGCCGAGCTCTATGGGAAAATCGATGTCGTCGCCGAAGGCGAGGATATCTACGCTGAATACAACAATGCCGCTGAGAAACTATTACTAGCTTCTAGCGGCATGTCTCTAAAACTGGTTGCGGGGGCAGGATTTGTGCGTTATCTACCCTTCAGAATTAAGTAGCAAAAAGCTTCCACAAAGAAAGTTTCTCCAGTGCATCAGCAAGGGAGACGGCAGTTGCTCTACTAAGATCTGCAAGGCTGCGTACTTCCGACAATTTCAGGTGGTTGGCTTTCTGGAGGGGGGATGAAATGACCATTTCGAACCAGAAATTATCAGATATTTCTGAGTAATAAACCTCAAGACGAAGCGGGTTATGAGCGATGAGGTTCCTGGTTTTAGCCAACTTTTTGACTTGAGCCAACAGGGTGCGCACGTCAGTTGCCGAGGCACCACCGATTTTCGCCGCTATTGTAGACAGATCATCAACTCGACGCGCAAGATTGCGTTCCCAAACCGACTTCTTCGAACACGGCCGCGGAGAGAGCTTGTGGATACCTTCCACCACAAGGAGTTCAATATCGCCGAATGCCAATAGGGCGTCACCTATAGCAAGAGCCCAATCATCTCTAGTTTCCATATTTCCCCCAAATGTTGCATTCCCGGCCCCTCTAAATAAGCCCAAATCTTTGATGCCACGTGAGATGTTACGCCGAACTCTTGCGCCCGTAGCCATGTACTGCCGGGGATGCTGCCATCAATTCGGCAGGATAAAGCTGGAGGTAGGCCCGAGCTATCTCAGGATCGCCGACCTCTAGCCAGTCTTCGGCTTGATCACGGGGGATGATCACCAAGCTACGCTTCTCCTCAGTTGGCTTATGAAAATGACGCATTAACGGATGCTCATCCGCATTGACCGTTATTTGAGTGAAGGAGAGCCGGCTGCCGTCGTCCCATGCACGCCAAAGGCCGGCTATGTAGAAGGGCGAGCCATCAGCCATTCCTATTTCCCAACGCTCAGCCTTGCCTGACTCCCAGTTAGGCTCATAGAAGGCCATGGCCGGCACAAGACAGGTCTGCGCGGCTCGCCAGGCGCCGGCATAGCTTCGCTTCTCTCCAATGGTCTCCGCTCGCGCATTCAAAGTGGTCATACGGATATCGGGCGGCATTTTATCTTTCGGGATCATGCCGTATGAAGCGACGGCCAGGGCGGGCCCTCCACCGTCCCGCGACAAGATGATCGGTGCGGCGTAATCCTGCCATGTCTGGTCTTTCCAAGGAGGTAAGCCAGCGGTAGAGAGTCCGCTCAGCGCCTCTAACATCTCACCATCGGTCGGCTTATAGTTGACGCACATCAGCGCACTCCTCTGTTCTGGCCACTTGGCTTGGTCATTGTCGGCACTCCTGCGGATATTGCTGTGCATCACAGTATGATAAATTGCTGCGCTACCGCAAGCTCGGCAGCACTCAGCAATCAGAATGGTGGCCCTGGATCTACCTTGCCGAACGCGACCTGCCAGGTTTGCCAGTGGGAGACGGATGGCCCGGCCTCGCCACCGGTTCGCTCAATGCCATAGACGACCATTCCCCGCTCGTCTAACCAGAGAATTTCCGGATTCAGCAGCACCAAGAGGCGCGACGGGAAATAGCGTAGGTGACTGCTGAGCCCATCGTTGAAATCGAGGATCTCGGCCACGGAGCTATGTTCGACGTCCGGTTCATGCACGCGTCGGAGCTTCAGCTCGCCCACAATCACGGGAGCCTGCCGGCGCTCCGCCACCGAAAGAGATACCCCCTGCCGCTTGAGGCACCTGACGGTTACCAGAACACCTCGCCGAGGCGGTCGCCCCATTGCTCCCGCGCCATGGCCTGGGCCATTGGCGGGCGGCAGGTTCAAATCATCCGCATTGGGGTGCGGCTTCGTTTGGTCGACAGTGCGGCTCATTGATTTACGGTAACTGTATATTTGTACAGTATTTTACGCAAAAAAAGGAACGTGCAGGCGTCTGCACACTCCTTCTCATCCGATCAGAACAGCCCGGCTGGCTCTTCCTCCCGATCCCAGCTGTAAATCAGCAGCTCCCCTCGGCGTGCCGCCTTACTGCTTTCCTGCTTCTTGCATCATTTGCTCTGCGTGGTGGTACTTGTCGACGCAGGCATTAAGATCCCGCACGATGTCGCCGCCTTCTCGGGCGAAATCGAGAATTCGCTCAGCAGCCTCTGGCAGAAGGTTGGCTCGCGCTTCTCGATCCCCAGCGCCGGCAGTTGCGGCAGCGGCGGCTGCGCTAGCCGCGTCGATGGCGACTGACAGCCGCTCAGCACCAGTGCGCAGCTGACCGCGCAGAACTTCAATTTGCTTCGTTGCATTCTCTTTCTCCTGTTGACGGGTGGCCTCGATGTTGGCGAAGGCGCGCTGGCCATTGCGCTCGGCCTCCCGGTATCGCTCCGTGGCGCCGGCCAGGGCGAGGGCATGGTCCTCGCTGACCTTTGCCGCCCTGCCCTCATCGATCTGCGCCTGGTGGTGGCCACCCCATAGGAAGCCAGCGATAAGCCCCAGGCAGAGGGCCAGCACGACAGAGCCCGCGGCTATCGCTATGGTCTGAAGCCGGTTCATGGGATCACCTTCAGGGCGCGGTCATAGAAGGCCTTGCGCTCAGCAAAGCCGTTCGAGTCGCCTATGGCGGCCGTTTTCTTTCCCCGATTGACCACATCGCTCACGCCATCGATGTCGCCTGCGTCCGCCCACCTGGCCAGGCTGTTGACCTTCCAGAACCAGCCGGCAGCGCGGCAGCCGTGGACCGGCTCGCACAGCAGGCGTGGCTGCTCCACGCAATCCAGCTCCAGTGCCATCATGGCGGCCAGGTGGTTGAGGTAGCCGGTGATCTGGATCGGGCCATGGCCTTTCCAGAAGCGGCCCGGCGTGCTGCCGTGGGCGGCCGCGATGCGGATCGCCTCCGGATTGGTGTTGCCCAGGTCGGCGCGGTTGTCATAGGCGGCGCCGCTGGCCAGCTCCTCCATGAAACGAAACTGCCCCGACTCATGGGCGAGCTGGGATAGGAACCCGGCCATGCGCAGTCGGGTATCGATCCCGAACTCCTGCATGGCCGCATTGAGAGGCTCCAGAAACAACGATGCCCGCGTGGCGGCGGGCATGATGAGCTGGAGCTGCTGGAGTGTGAGGTTCATTCTGGTCCCCTTTTATCGGTGGCACGGCGATTGCGATACAGCCAGCCGCCCGCCATGAGGCCAGTGACGCCGATGTTTGAGATGACCTCCATTGGCTGGGGATGAAGGTATCCGTACAATGGCCCGACCAGGACGCCGAAGCTTCCCAGCCCGGTGATCACGTACCAGGCGCGCACGACATGGTTACTGCGATGATCCATGCGATTGAGCGCAAAGGCGCAATGAAGGAACAGCACCAGGCTGGCGGCGAGATTGACCGCCAGCAGATAGTCTGTGGAGAGAAGAGACTTGATCATTTGGGTGACTCCTGGTTGATGTTACCCCCTCCGAATTTGGTCCGAACCCAGCCCAGCCCCAGCGGGATGACCGTCTGGGAACTCGCCCCGATCACGAAGCCGCTAAAGAGCCGGGTAGCCTCCGAATACTTGCTGGACCAGGCGAAAACGTCGGACTGAATAGTCCACGCATGCAGCATCGGACCGACGTAGCCGCCCATGAGCGCGCTGGTGATCAGGATCATGACGGCGCGAGGGCGAGACACCGGCGGTAGATTGGAGAGCATGGCCATACCCCCGGCCAACCCCGCCAGCAGCATCTCGTACTGCAGTCCCAGGAATGACCCTGTAATGGTGATGGTGCCGACGGCAAACGCCCCCGATCCGGCGCCGATCACCGCCCCTGTTGTTGGTTCTGGCATTCATATCCCCTGATAAAACCGCCAAAGCGGTGTGCAGACGTCTGCAAAAAGAAAGGCCCGCATTCGCGAGCCTTGCTCAATCCATCAACTCGCAACTGGCCGCGCCGGCCATTCGATTACATCCGGATAGCCGGCTTGCTGAGTAACGCGGCTCAATAAGACGCGATAGCGTTTCCAAGCGGCCAGTGCGGCCTTCTCATCGGGCGTGGCGATCTCAAGATCGACAGCGTCCTGCAAAGGCGCAATTTTCTTTGTTGCCTCCCCCAACAAAACGTCGACATCAGCCAGCGTTGCTGCAACCTTTTGCTCCGGCGTGGGAGGTGCTGGTTCGGCCAGCACGGGCGCTCCGCCCGCCCCGGGAACGATCACTTTTCCGGCAGACTGACCCGCCAACAGAGCCAGATATTCTTCTTCGGAAATATCGATCGCATCCACAGGAATCAGGCAAGCAGGATTGTCGATGAGAGTGTTACGCTCTTCAGCACCCTCCTCGCCAGACCAGTTCTGATCGAGAATCAGCAATTTACGTACGCCATGGATCGCTTCATCGTAGAAGCCTTTCGTCGATGGGGAATAAAACACGTACCCTCCTATTAGTAGCCCATTGCGAACCAGCGATTCGTCACGCCGGTGCCTTGGTTCATTGCAATTTGAAAGCCTGTCAAAGTCACGTTACCGGCGCCGGAGTATTGAGACTGCGCCGATCCTGCCAAGCCTGGGTTGGCAATTACCGACATACAAGCAGTCGGGAAGGCGATGGGGAAAGTGACGTCTGTATAAGATCCAGCGGTGACGGATGCCGCCCCGGCCTGGATGATGATGCCGCTGGGAAGCTGCGCATAGCCGTTACCGGACAACAGCGAGCGGAAGGCGGCCGCCGACTTCAGTTGCGCAGAGCCGCCTACAGCGTACCAAGTGCTCACCCCATTGCTCTCCAGCGTAAGAGAGTCTCCGGTGCCCAACAGCACGCTGTTGACGGATGCGCTTCCGGTGACGATTCCATCTGCGCCTGTCCGAGCCACTGTGGCGGCGCCCGCGCCTATGTTCAAGAGCTCAATACGCCGCCCGACTCCGACGGCCGCGGCGGAAGGCAGAGTCTGCGTATTGCTTGCACCTGCACTCACCACAACCGTCCCGCCCACCATATTAGGTAACAGCGATCCAGATGAATTGACAGTAGTGAGTGACGAGGCAAACAACCCCCCGCTCCCTGATCCGGTCGCGGGATTGAGCAAGATCAGAGCCCCAAAGCCCGCGCTGTAGCATAAACGCATGGGGTAGCCAGGCGCAGGAATATCTCCGCCCGACAAAGGCAAATTATTGCCCCTCACAACAGGCAACGCCGCTATCTCTGTAGCACCAAGAGTGAGCGCCACCGTGACCGCCGCAGTGTTGGCGAACTTCGAGATAATGGAAAACGACTGAGCGTTGGCGAGCTGAGAAAACTCGCTATCAAGCGTCGCCGTGATGGCGTTCGCGGTACCGCTGGCCACGGCAGAGAGCATCCCCCTCTTCTCAGCAATCGCTCGTATCGCGCTCACGAGCTGATTAACTTTGCCCTCGTTAGGTTGAATTGCAGCTTCGGCCTGAACATTCAGAATTTCATCTGTAACTGCAGTACCCCATGCCGCCGGAATCAGCGAGCCCTGCTGCCCTGTCTGTTCGTTCTCGTCAACAAATTTTCCATCTACCAAGCCGACGCCTGGGACACTTTTCGGATAATCCATATTCAGTCCTGTTATTGGTATTCGAAGATCACGAGGAGGTGCGCCGGCGCCCACCGGCGCACAATGCATTCCACACTTGCATTCGGGTTGGCGCCGAAGCGCTCACCAAACAGCGTTGCACCGAAGCGCCGCCCACCCGCACGCGGCGCTCCAAGCCGCAGAGTCCAGATAAACTGCGTCTTCCATGTGCCAAAACGAGCTCGCCCGAAACGAGCTCGCCGGAAGCGCGGCGCATGCCACTCCAAGACCTTTGCGTCCGGATAGCCCATAGCCCTGGCCAACGCCTCGAAGTAGGCAGGCGTATTGCCTCCGACTGCGGAATAGCGCTGCACGACCGCCGAGCGTCGGACGTCAAAGCTGGGGGATTCCCCCAGGCACTCGTCCGGCAACGCCATGACCCGCTCGTAGTCCGTCAGCATCTCGCGGACAGATGTCGGGTCCATTTCAGTCAGCAGCACGTCGCCTCTGGCGTCGATCCTGGCCAGCTCAGGAGCGATCCCTTGCAACGTCTTGTCGATCTCTGGCGCAAACTCTGGGTCCCACGCTGGCCCCGGCGGAAGCAATTGCCGCAGCTGGTCGACATACGCATCAACGTTCATAGCCATTGGATAGGATCTCCGAAGACAATCAACTCATTCTTGAGAGGAACGACGTTACCCGCCGGCGAGATCAGCTCGTGATCGTTTTCCCCTGGCGCACCACTGATCGCTTGGGTCATGTGCGAGCGAAGCAACATTTCCCCCAGCTCGGCCTCCGCGAAGACCAGATCTCGTAGCGCAGCATCAATCGCGCGACGGACAGCTGGCGTGTCCGGCTCGGCGCGGATCTGGAAGTTGAGCCGCTTGGGAGCAGGCGCTAGAACGATGAGCTCGGCCTGCAGAGGCCTGGACGCCTCGATATGGTCGTAGACCGCTTGTAGGTCGGCCGCACTCGGGAAGGGATTTTCGTCACCGTCACGCATCACGAAAACTGCCACCGTCCCTGGACCCGTCCAGTTGCGCCGGCACCAAGCTCGCGTGACGCCTGGCACCTCAAGGGCCCAGTCGACGTAATCATCTTCGTTACCTGCGTGAGGCACGTTGCGCCAAGCGCGAATCACCCGTGCACGCAGCTGCTCAATCGTCTCCTGGTCGGTTCCACCAGTCACCCCATTGGCATCAACAACTGCCGCATCACTGACGCCCAGCACGGGCGACACCGCCGTCAACCCCGTCCCTGGAGCAAGATTGCCGACTTGGCCAAGGTCAACCGACCGGATCGGCACGCTCGTCTCACCCGCGATCTCTGTGTCAGCAGTCACGCTTACACGCCGCCCATCCTCGGTCTGATAGAGCGAACCAGCCTCGACTACTGCTCCGGCCTGCCCGACAAATGTCGCGCGCCCCGCCGCCGCCGTGGCCTCGCGCCGACCAGATCGCAGCTTCAAGCGCGCATGCCGTAGCAGGACGTCATCGTCGCAGGTATCTGGCAGGATCTGCTTGGAGATCCAGTCCTGATGGTCGTAAAGTCCGGCGGCCGCCGCGCCATGGGCACGAGCAAGCACCTCAGCGTCGGCGCGGCGAAGCGCGCCGCTATTACTTGCCGGCGCCAGATCTGCGCGTGTCCGTCCGATCAGAACCGGCAAGGTTGGAATGTCAAACGGCATTGATTACCCTCCATACATCGTCAATTTCAAGCACCAGCGGATCGTCGGCCAGCAGATCGACCTCCACCAGCATGCGAACAGCCTCCCTGGCATTGCGCTCGACCGTCACCGAAACCTGCGCAGCGTGCCCGTCGTCCACCAGCCACTGCAATGCCTCATCGGCATAGTCCTTCGCGTCTCGGAGGGTCTGCTGCGTGATCGTGCGGCGCTGAAGCAGGTACAAGCGCGAACCGGTCAGGTCATTCGCGAACGAAGGAAAACTATCGCCCCACCACCCTCGCTGGTCTTCTTCACCAGGGAGATCACCGTCCTCCGCGCGACGCCAAGAGAAGAGGCTGATAAAAATTGCGCGCCGGTACAACGCTCGCCGCTGCTCATCCGTCAGCTCATTCATGCCTCGGGACCTCCCACATACGGGCCGTCGTGTTCCTTGTGACGATGTCCCTTGTGGCTCAGCCCGGCAATGATCATGTCCGGCGCTTCCAGTGCGGCGCTGGAGGTTGCCTGCTCAGCCTCGATTGCCAGGCCACCGGCCTTCAACGAGATAGTCTCCTCAGCCTGCACAAGGTAGCGCTTGGTGGTGACGCGATATTCATCGCACTCGACCTCAACAATCCTTCCCTCCTTGATCACCACCTTCGCGCCTTCGTGGTTATAGATCGCGACTTCACCAGGATTGAGATCCGTGAGCCGATAACGCTTGTCACCAACGGCCAGCACTACCCCGCTGGATCGGTCGCCACCCATAAACAGCGCCAGGCCGCTAGCTCCAGCCATCGGAATCGAGGTAAACCCATACTGCTCCAGCATCTCGATGTTGTCCTTCGTCTCGCCGGCCAGGAGACGTACCTGCAGTCGCTGAATCTTGGCACTGGCCTTGGATAGCACTAGCGTGCATCTGGCGAGCATCGTATTGAGTCCCATCAGTTCTTCTCCCAGTCCGACGGCAATAGGTATTCGAAGCCATCCTTTGATTTTGACTTCTTCAGCTTCATGCGCTTGCGCTTGTCATTCGGCTCAGGCTCGAAGCCGTCAGGCGGAGCCACCTTCATCGTGCAAATCCGCCCGCTGCTTCGATCCTCTTGGTAAGTGAGCTCGGCGATCAACATATCCCGATCAAGACCAACCAAGGGATCACGCACGCGCACCGTCTGGTTGGGCACCCACAGAGCGCCGTTCGACTGGCGCCAGCCCTGTACCTTGTAGGTGAGCTCAAGCGCCTTTGATATCCGATGCTCGCGCTCCCAATCGGCCCGCCACTGCGCCAGGTCCTTCGTTACCTGGCCGCTCTCGTTAATGACCAGGCGACGGTACCTGCCTATCCGGTCATCGACATTGCTCGCCACGACCTCGGCGCCCGAAGCATCGGCCTCGTCATCATCGTCGGCCGCATGCTGCCCCTTGCAGACATATTCCGAAAACACCTTCGAGAAGTCGAGCGGGGCATCGCAGGAGAGAATATTTCCGCGCTCGCCAATCTCCAACGCATCATGGGCCCGGCCAGCACTGCCCGGCCGGGCCATGACAAGACGGCCCTGGCCATCGTCAGTAGAAAACAGGCGAGAAATCGTGAGCAGTCGGTCGATGGACTCAAAGACGGTTTCACCAGGCTTGACCGTGTGGTCCTTAACGACGGTCGAATCACGGCCTTCATTCACGACCAGCACGTTCGGATATGGAGCGATCAGCGACCGCAGCACCTTCTCAATCGTCTGGTTGCGCCACTGGCCCGGCTTATCCGCCGGACAGGCATCGACAAGGTCCGCGGTCAGCGAACGGCCGGAGATCTTCAATTCGATCTGCTTCCGGTCATGACGAATCGGAGTCGCAAACACCCAGCCTGTCAGGACTAAATCGTTTCCGATACGAACCTCGCAGCGGTCACCTTGCTTGATCTTGGTATCGAAGGATTCGCTACCAGGCCACCTCCAAGTGACTCCAAGAGAGAAGTCCCGAGCCTGCCGCTCCACACCTGCCCCAATTTCAACACTCTTCCATCCGGCGAAGTCCTGCCCATTTACGGTGAGTGTCACTAGTTCGTTATCGTCTTCCATCTACTTTCTCGCAACCTGAAGCTCAATCGCCGGCACGAAGCCGGGGTGCCTTAGCTGGTTCCTGCTCGCTATCTCCTTGGCCCTTCCAGCGTCTTGGTACAGCCTATAGGCCAGCACGACAGCCGGCGTCGTCACCGCCGGCGTATAGGAGCGGATTCGCAGCCCTCCACGCGCAACCTGCGACATATGAGCTCGCCATGCGTGGCGTGCGTCACCAAGCGTCTGGCCATGCGCAAGAGAGGCCGACAGCGCTACTGCATGGATCGCCTCGCCCAGCGCATCTCGAGCAAGTACGACATCCGCCGCGACCGGAACCTCAGCCACTGCAACCGGCGCGGCAACCTGCGACGACAGATCCGGTACGCTGGCCGGCGCACCAGGCGCGGAGACAATCGGAATCTCCGCTCCGGCCAGCAGCGCGTCATACACTGCGGCATCCTGCAGAAGGCCGATCACTGCTGTGTGCAGTTGCCGGGCGTCCTGCCCGCTTGGAACGGGGGCGGAGGCCAAAGTGGTAATCGCCGCTGCGCTACTGCTCGCGGCCGAGTTCGAGCCGGTGAAGCTGCTGAAGGAGCGATTCAGATCCCCGAAGGTGCTGAACACCATGCCGGACAGATTGGCTGGCGCATTCATCACGGTATTCAACAACCCGGTGGTCGATCCGAACAGCTGCGTTAGCGGTCTCATGTAGCTGTCCACTGTGCTGTAGATCGAGGAAATACTGGAAGCGATAGAGTTGACCTTGACCTTGGCCATATTCACCTTCTCCAAGGCCGCCTTGAACCGATCAGTCGCCGAAGACCGAACGTTCTCTGCAGACGTCTGCACTTGCTTTGCAGTATTGGGAGTTGACGAAGGGAACTCCAGTGCACCGCTATCAATAAACGAGAGCTCGAAGCGAACCATTCCGCCGTCTCGACGGCTGTGTGAGACCGAGCAATCACTGCTCGGCGTCACTTTCAAGCGTCCGTACCACGGATGGACCAACTCGCCACTGCCACGCTTATCCAGCTCCTTTAATAGCGCATCGCGCTTCGACAGGCAGTCCGTTCCAATGACGTATGCAGAGAAGCGATAGACCCGCGTCTTACGCCCCATGTCCTCGACCAGGCTCACATCCTTCTTCGAATACTCGTGCACCACCACATCACGCCCCACCGGGGTCGATTCGTCGTCCACCTCAAAGGGAACGCCACGAAACGACGCCGGCTGCAATCGCTTACGCCACTCGCTCTGTCCGCTCAATTGTTTGCTCCCAGGGTTCGATACCCGACCTTCGACGAAATAGCCAGGCCGGGCTGATTGCTCTGACCAGGATCAACCCGCATGCCTGCGGGGGCGTTCTCGAAGCGAACGACCATGTCCCCCTTGAGGTTCTGGCCACCAGCGCCAGCCAGAACCTGCTGACTCCATTGCCCGGCCTGTGGAAGGCGTTTTCCTTCCACACTGGCAGCTGCGCTCGACAGCTTGTCACTGCTGCCGGTGACCCAATTGAACCCGTCAATTAGCGGCTGCACGTAAGGCTTAATCCGCGCCCACATGTCGCGGAACCACGCCACAATCGGCTCCCAGTTCTTGATAATGAATCCGAGCGGAGTGAAGGAGAACAGGGTCTTCAATATCTCCCAGCCTGCACGGAACACCGTCCCGATTCCGTCCCACAACGCACTGAAGAAGGGTCCAATTGATCGCCAGTTCGCGATCACGAATCCTGCTGCGAGGGCAAGTAGACGGATGGCAATGCCAACCGGAGTCAGATTGGTGACAGCCAGGAACAACTTCGTCGCGACCGTTGCCCCCAACACAGCCAATCTCAGGGCGCCAAAGCCGACAGCAGCGCCGATCAACCCCTTGACGAGCCATGGGTTAGCTGCTGCCAGCCCGGCTATCCCGTCGGCCATCGGGCCAACAAGGCCGAGGAAGGAGTTGAGCGGAGGCAGCAGCACATTGCCAACGTTGACGGCCAGGCCGACCACCCGATTACTGAAGAGCTGTATGTTGTTGGCGGTCGTTGCGGCGCGCGCCGCATACTCCTGATTCATCGAGCCAGCGTATTGCGTCACCTCGCCCACCTTCTGCAAGTTATCCCGCAGCAGGCCGAGATTGGTCAGCATCGGAGCAATCGCTTCGATAGATTCGCGCCCAAACAGCTGCTGCAGCACCGAGGCCTGCTTCGACTTGTCGACCTTGCTTACCGCCGTCAGCACACGCAGCAAGGTGCCTTGCGCATCTTTCTGCATATCGACGGCCAATGCCTTCGCATCCAGCCGCAATGCCTTGAAGGTTTCCTTTTGCTGCTTGGTGGCCGAGGCGCCGGCGGTCAGGGTCAGGAAGAAGTTCTTCATCCCCGTTGCGGCGACGTCCTCCTGAATGCCCACGCCAGCAAGCGTTGCACCCATCGCAGCGATCTGACCAGACGCCAGGCCCGCCACCTCTGCCAGCGGGCCAATCCGGGTGACGATGGCCGAGATCTGCTTGGCCTTGGCCGGCCCCGTGTTACCCAGATAATTGATCTTGTCCGAGAGTGCGACGACCTCGTCCTGGGACAACTTGAATGAGGTACGCCACTTGGCCATCATCTCGCCGGCTTCCGCCGCTGACTGGTCAAAGGCGACGCCCATCTTGACCGCGTCTTCAGCAAAGCGTCCGAGCTCGTCCCGTTTGAACCCCGCCTGCCCACCCGCCGCCACGATGGCAGCAATGTCCTTTGCTGCCATCGGGAGCCGCTTGGACAGATCAAGCACGTCCTTGCTCATGTCCTTGAACTGCTGAGGCGTGTCGAAGTTGACGACCTTCTTCACATCAGCCATTGCCGATTCAAAGTCGATTGCAGCCTTCGTCGCTGCAATGATCGGTAGAGCGACCGCCCCACCCTGCACCAGCTCGCCGAAGGAGATCTTCTCTCCCAGGCTGCTGGACTTCAGCCCCTTACGCAGATTGGCGACGTTCTTGCGGATGCCAGCCAGCATCGGGGATAGCTTGTCGACGCCTGTGATGAGCGCCTTGAGTTGAAACTTATCAGCCATTTTCCGCCTCTCGTCGTCGGATCTGGACGATGCGCCACGCCTCGGCGTGGTGTTCCATCACCAGCGATATCGGTCGCATCAACTCGATTTCCGGATCGATGCGCCAAAACTCGGCGCAGTCGTAGACTAGGTTGAGGAACTCGCCTGATTCTGCGATTCCCCACGATTGAAAAAACCGACCACCTGCCAGAAGAGTCGGCCAAGAGCCGCCGGCGGCAGCTCGTCGACCTCATTAGAGGAAAGCCCCCCGAGCCGCTCGATGTATGCCATCGCTGCAGCCGTGTTCACCGAGAACTTCCCTTCTTCTGCTACCCAGTACGGCATCGCGCGAACAGCACGAATATCCGCCCCGGTCGGCTCACGCAGTACGACGTCTTCCGCGAGCCCGTCCACCGGACTGAAGATGTTGACCACCTCCCAGAACAGCTGGTTGAGGTCAGGCCCGGAGAGCTTATCGACAGAAGATGGCGGGATACTCGCCAGGTGTGCAACGTACTTGGCCGCGACGTTCGTGTTGATGTCAATCACCTCGTCCTCGGTCAGCCAGAACGGGAGTGCTTTGAGCAAGCGAATGTCCGCGCCGGTCGGCGCGCGCAACACGACCTCGGTGACCTCGGCGCCGTGCGCCTGAATCGGCTTGCTGAGCTTCATTGCCAGGTCCCCTTGATACCGTTGAATTCGAGGGCAACCTTGCCGTCATCCCCTGCACTCGACGGTTCACCCACCAGGTAGGCACCGGCCAGGACGTAGACCTTGCCGTTCTTGAATTCGACGGTGATCGTCATGTCGGTGCCGTTGATCAGCTTGTCCAGCGGGAAGTCAGGCGTATGCACCGCATCGACCTTCACGTAAGGAACCATGTCCTCTTCCTTGAAGAAGCCGGGCGTGATCGTCTCGCGCTTGACCGGCATCAACGGTGCCTCGCACCCGCCGGTAATCGTCAGCTGAGTGCCATCTGCCTTGACGTAGCAAGTACCTGCAGTTTTTTGTCCCATTAGAGACCCCTAAAAAGATGCGGCCCGGGAGAGCCGGGCCGCGAGGTTGACGATGCTTTGACTTATGCAGTTTCCGCGTATTGCAAGCGGAACTGGTTCAACAGCGCAAAGACGCGCAGCTGGTTCACGTAGTCAGGCGGGAACAGCACGTTGAGCCGATTCGGGTTGTCAGCCGCACGCTCGACGATCAGGTACTTCGCGAACAGCTCGGAGTTCTCCACGATGCCGCGACGCTCCAGCTCCTGATAAGCCGTGATCAGCTCCGCACGAATACTCAGCGGCGTCACCAGAGCATCGCCGGCGCCGAAGCGCGTGCCGTCGTCGGCCAACTTGTGGCGACCATACTTGCTGGTGATGATCGATTTCAAAAAACGCATCACGTAGCCCGTGGTGTGCATCGTCTCGCTGTCCAGGTACGAATCGTCGGCCTGGCCGTACGCGTTCTTCTGGTAGGTCGTGATCGCGCGCTCCACACGGGTTGCACCACCTGAGTAGGTCTGCGTAGCAATACCATTGGACAGCAGCGATTGACGCTCCTGCCACACGAATCGCTGACCAGCTGGTGCCGGCGTATCTCCTACGATCTCCCCGGTCTGCGTCGGGCGGGCGGGATCGATCGACAAAAACACCGCTTGGCGAGCAGCGTAGCCTGCGGCCTTCTCCCAGATGGGATCAGGAGCCGTCGGCTCAAAGCCGGCAATCGTCATGTGCTGGTCATTGCGTGCGCGACCAGCGGCCACCAGCTCACCCATTGTGCCGCGCCGCGCCGTGTAGACGTGGCCCCACAGCTGCTGCGCGAAGGACCAGCGCCCGGAGGTATCGTTCATCCACTCGCGCAGATCATCCAGGCTGGTTGCATCGGAGTACGGATGGCAGATGAACTCGAACTCCTCGTCGCCCACCAGCGCCAGGACTGACGCGAGATCGGGTGCACCAACGCCCCCCGACGGATTCGAAAGCGCAACGGCTACGCCAGCCGGTGTCTTCTCGTTCGACTCGGCGCCCTTGGCATTGATCGCCAGGCGAATATCGTTACCCGTGTCGCCCTTCCAACGTGCCTTCAGCGTGACAACGCCAGCGGCGACGGTCGCCGTGACGGGAAGAACGGTAGAGGCGTTCACTGCCGCCGCGACCGCCGCCGCCGTATCGTTTGCGGTCTGCCCCACGGCCACCACTGCGCGCACACGAGTGGCACCGACGTACAGGTTGATCAGGCCGGCTTCGGTGGCCACACCAGTTATGGTGACGGTCCCGGTCGCCTGAACACCTGTGTCCAACTTCACAGGCACTACCCACAGCTCACCGGCGGGATCAGTCTTGCGCCAACGGTTGTACATGGCCGCCAGCATCGAGCCGGTGCCGCCCAGCGCAGCGGCGTCACTTGCGCGGGTCAGGATCTGCAGCTTGCTGTCGATCACTTGGTCATCGTTCACCTGGGCGATGAACAGGCGGCGCAGCGTGGTGGTCGCACTGTTCGCCATGCTGTTGTCGACTTCGCCATAGAAGAGTGGGACTCGGGCGTCTGCCGGGGTGGTATTGAACGGAACGGTCATGGTTCATTAGCCTTTCGCAGCGGTTTTCTTGGCGGCCGGCTCCACGACTTCAACGTCGCCGGCATTCAGGGCGCGCAGCCAGTAGGTATTGCGCGGTACGCTCCGGCCATCTGCCGGCAAGTCGTCGCCGCGCGCCGGGTCCGGAACAATCCGGCCGGCGCACGGCTTCACAGTGATGGTGCGTTCAGTGTTCATGTGAAGTCCTTTTTCATGATGGTTTCGATTCGCCCATCCGGGCCGGTTGGTTTAATGTTCTTGTCCACCATCGGAGAGATCGCGTCGAGGTTAATCGTGATTCCTTCCAGAGGCGGGAAGTTGTCCTTCCTCCATTCCTCGAACGTCTCGGGAGGATCAGATGCTTGCGTACGACCCAACGCCCAACCGGCTGAGAAGGAGAACCGGTACACCAAGCGATGGCGATTGATCAGCACCAGCTGGCCGCCCTCGTACTCGATAGGGTCATACTCTGGCGCTGGCTCCCAGCCGACGAGCGCCAAGACCAGCAGCGCACGTACGTCGTGCACCTGGTCAATCCGGGTCAGCGACTTCTGGTCCGGCGCTTCCAGCACCACCACGACCTCAAACTGGTCTTTCACATCCTGGGCACTGACGCTCTGGAATTTGTTCGGCTCGGGATCGTCGTCGCCGACGATCACGTAGGCACTCGGTGCTTGCAACTTGCCGGCCTCTTCCAGGACATCCCAGTCAATGCCGCCGAACACCCGGCGCTCGAAGAAGAGGCAACGATCACGCATCGCCGTAACGATTGGGGTGAGTTTCATAGGGGTCCTATCGAATGACGAGCGCCTTACCAAAAGCGCTCGCAAGAATGTTCTGAATTTCGGAGTTGCGGTCGGCCAGCTCGTCCACCATGTAGTTTCCGCGCGGCTGCACTCTGAGCGACCCTGACTTCTTCCGCTTCACGCCATAATTCAGGAAGGCGGGATAGAACCGCTCCATGCCCGTGATCTTCTGCGGCGCGATACGCACCAGGAAGCCAGACCGGGAAACCTTGAACTTGATCGACTTGCGCAAGATGCCCTTGCGGCGCCCCGGATACTGGCCCGGTTGCGAACGGGCCGAGCTGTTCACCCGCTTCTGAGCGCCCTTCTGCATGAGACGCCCCGTCAAGGTCATCGCCCGCCTGATCTGCTTCTTGTCGAAGTCAATCGACTTGTCGAAGCCATCGAAGCCGTCGACGTGGAGATACACTGCCGCATCATTGGCCATCGCCCAACTCCTCTACTTCCAGCATCGTGAAGCGCTTCGCCCCATTCATCGACATCGAACGCCTAACCCGATACACCGTCGTGCCGTGAACCACCTCGTTATCGATGGTGATCCCGTCGATGTGACGGAGATAGACCCGATGCGTTACCTTCGCTTCGGTCTGAACGCTCGCAGCGTAGGTCGCCGCACCCACAGGTTCAATCTTTGCCCAGCGCTTCCGCTGGTCTGTCAGGTCTGGCCGCACCTCGCTGTCGAGATATGGCAAATCTGTGCGGCGGCGGATCTCGACACGTCGGTCCAGCTCGCCTGCTGTTGGCTCTGTCAGCTGCATCACACCCCCATGCACTTACGAAATGGCTGCAGCAGAAACAAGGACCCGCGCGGAAGCTCGTAGATATCTCGCACCTCCACGACGTCCGAGCGGTGCTCGTACAGGTGGCCGAGGATCAGCAGGATGGCGGCCTTGATGGCGTCATTCACGACCATCGGAGATTCGCCAGCCGTCCCTGCCGTGAGGGCTGCCTGCATCAACGCGTCAGTCTCGAATACCTGACGATTGAGAAACTGAACGGCGGATTGCTCCGCCGCTCCCAGGTAGATCGAGATACTCGAATCCTCGTCGACTTCATCCACTTTCAGGTGCAGCTTGGCCACATCCAAGGAAACGAGCGACATCGATCATTCCTCCCCGACGCCCGCGGGCTCCTGCCCACCCGAGCTGGCCTCCTCAACTTGGCCGCTCGGAGCTCCGCTATCCGGAGCAGAACCTGGCGCTCCATCGACCTCGCCCTCTGCAGCAGGAGAGGTGAGCGGAGCGTTACTGCCTCCATCTGCCACCAGTGCAGACGTCTGCACTGCAGTGCTTCCCGCCGGAGGTGCTTCCTTCTTGGTACGAGTGGCCTTCGGGGCACTCGCACTGGCCTTACTCGCAGGGGCCACCGGCTGCTCCACCTTGACAGCTTCCGCTAGCGACGCCCGGATCAGATCCTGGGCGACCGCATCGTAAACTTCCGCGACTTCGCCTTTACGAAGGTTCAGTCGGCCATGTATCAGCGACTGCCGTGCAACAATCTTCACGTTCATCATGTTCTCCAGTGCCGGCACCACAAGGGCGCCGGTATTGCATTGCTCAACTATCCGAGGTCAGATCAGGCGGCCGGGGTCAGGTCGCCCTTGACGAAGGCTTCCGGGCGATAGTCGGCCAGGGCCAGACGCTCTTCAGCCAGGATCGTGACCAGGTTCTTCACGAAGTCGTCTTCGTTCTGGCTCGCGATAGTGACGCTGGCCTGCTCGCGATCGAAGATCTGCGCGCCCATCTTGAAAGCACCGACCAAGAATTCGTCGACGGTCATGGACTTGGTCGTGACCACTGGCCGGCCCCACAGACCCGGCTGTGCCGTGGACTGCGGATTGGCGAAGATGTAGGCCCCCGTGGTGTCTTTCTGCAGCTCGATGGCGGTCCAGTCCGCCGGATTCAGCACGATGCCGGTGGACGGGTATTCCGCCAGCTCGGCCTGGAGCAGTGCCAGACGCAGGACATCGATGCGGGTGGTATTGTTGATCGCAATGGGCGCCGCGTACTGGCTGGCCTGGGTATAGATGCCGTTGAGGTTGTTACCCACGCCCGAGCCCTTCAGCAACTGCGCTTCCTCGATCAGCGCCAGGCCATAGCGCAGGCGCGTATCGATGATCGACTGGAGAGCCGGGAAGTCGGACATGATTTCCGAGGAGGCCTTGATGAAGTGCGCGATCTTGGCCACCACCGATTGCGCCTCGGTCATCGTGATGTTCGACTCGGGCTTCTTGGCGGTTTCGGCCACCGTCGCGGCATTGTTCACGAAGCCGGTTTCCTTGATGTACTGCACCAGGTTCGACGAGGTGCGACCAGGAGAAAGCAGGTCACGCACCGTGAGCCGCTGCTGCGGCAGGGTCACGATACCGGGCAGGCGATCCGGAGCCACGCCGGCGCCGGCACTGTTGGCGGCGCTGGTAACGGCCTTCACCTGGACGGTGATGCTTTTCTTGAAGTTGCCTTCCTTGACGTATTCCTTCAGTTCGTCGGACTCGACCACCTGGCCGCCGATGGACTTGAATTCGACCGATGCAGGGCCAGCGGCGTGCTTGTCGAGCTTCTGCTCGACTTCCTGCAGACGGGCCTGCAGCTCGCCCTGCTTGACCAGCAACTGGTCGGCGGCTTTCTTCGTATCTTCCGACACCTGGCCGGCCTTCTCGGCTTCCTTCAGCGCCTTCTCGCCGACTTCCTTGACCTGGTCACCGATACGCTTGAGCTCCTTCATGATCGGCTCAGGGTCGCCTTCGAACAGGATGCCGCCGGTACGTACCATGTAGATGAACAGATAGGCGTGCAGGAACTCGCCGGTGTAGGTGATTGCTGCGGCCATCTTCTTGGAGATCGCCGCGTAGATTGCGCGAACTTGATTCATAGTTTTCCTCATGGATTGATATTGAAGGCTTGCAGCGAAGCCAGAATGCCGCCGTCGTTGCCACCGGACTCACTCCGGTCAAGCAGGGTCTTCAGGCCGCGACTGGCGATAATCGTGGCCTGACTCTTCGAGAACCCTGCCTCACGCAAGATGCCCTCGAATTCGGGGAGGCTCGGCAGCTTCCCGCCATGCAGGCGGGACTTCACGCTGTCGATCAATGCCTCGGTGTTCATAGGGAAGGTGACCGCACTCACCTCCAGGAGATCGAGCTCTGTCAGTGCTCGGGTGCGCTCCTTCTCGTTCCAGCTGTCCGCCAGGACGTAATAGCCGATGGATAGGCCCTTGACGATGCGTCGCTTCATGAGCGAATGCGCCTGCGCCGCCAGCGGGATATCGTCCTTGAGCAGGAAGCCCTTCACGCGCAGGCCGCGCTCATCCTCTTCCAGTTCGTCATACCCGCCGATAGGCTGCGTTTCGTCGTGCTGCCACAGCAGCGGCAGCGGATCGCCCGAGGCTTTCAGGCGGGCCAGGCTCTTGGTGAAGGCGCCCGGCATCACGATGTCGCGGCCGAGATCCACATTACCGAAGATGGAGGCATAGCCTGTAAAGGTCCCATCGTCCTTCACTTCGTCAGCGACGAAGGGAACGCGCTTGCGCGCCATAGTCTTGAAGCTCATTCTTCTGTCACCTTGTCTTGTGAAAGCCAGGCGGTGAGCGCCTGGCGAACTTGGGTAGCGCCATCGGTACCCAGGCCCAGCTGGTCGATAGGCAGTAGATTCGATTGCACAGTCAGGACGTCGGCCTGGCCGCCATGGACCGGCAGGTTCTCCAGGCGCCGGCATTCGTCGCGGGTCATGATCCCGTTCTGCACCATCTGGCTGTAGAAGGCTGACCGCGCCTTGCTATCGCCGCGCAACAGACCTTCAAGTGCGATCTCCGCGTAGTAGCGGCGCTTCTCTTCCGGTCGGAGCAGATCCTTTCGAATGGCCTGCTCCACCTTGACCGCCCAGGGCCGCATCGCCAGCGTGACCAGCCAGGTCATCTTCTCTTCCAGGCCGGTCCCCCAGTTGCTGTCCTTCCCGCCATGACCGACCAAGGATGGGTCCACCCGGTACCAGCGGCAGATCTCCTCGATGTTGAATTTGCGCGTCGACAGCAACTCAGCGTCCTGCGGGTTCATCTTGAGCTGCTGGAACCCAGTTCCCTTCTCCACCACCATGACGCTGCCAGTCTTCTGGACCTTGTCGACGTGCTGCCGGATGTCTTCTCGCTGCTCCGGCTTGAGCACCGAGTCCATCATCACCAGCCCTGGAGACTTGAGGCCGTTTGTGAAGGTGTCCGCGCTTGCCTTGTCCGCCGCCAGCGCGGCGCCGAACACGTTGGCGCCATAAGCAATCGGCGACAGGCCGTCGACGCCGTTCAAGGTGAAGGCAGGCACTTCCCACTGATTGGCCGGAGCGATAACACGCGAGGTTCCCAGGATCGGATCGTTGTAGTGCCACTCATAGACGCCCGGCGCAATGCGTCGGCGCGATATGCATTCCGGCACCAGAGGAATCAGCGAGGTGATGGTTTGCCCCGCCATCCGCTTCTCGACTCTGGCCACCCCATGCAACAGCAAGCTGGCCATGAAGACCTGCCAGAACGTGGAGGCCGTCATATCCGCATTGGGTTGCGTGTGGATCAGGTAGTACAGCTGATGCTCGCTCGCGGCGACCGGCGTCCCATTCTTGTCCTTCTCATACAGGCCGAAGGGAAGCGTCGAGATCACCTCCGACAAGAGGCGCACACACGCCATTGCCGTGCTGAGCTGCAGCGTGGAGTTCACGGTGACCCGCTGTCCCGAGAAGTTGTTTCCCAGCCAGCCACGCCAGAACTCGCCGTCGGTCAGCTGGATCTCTCGACCAAGCCAGCCCGAGACTGCCCCCACCACCGCAGACTTCACGCGCCGGGACAATGTTTGCTTATCTGTTTTCATGCAATGATCGGATTCTTCAAAAAGTCGTCCAGATCGCCGGAGTCCTCGGGCTCGCCGAGGGTCCCACCGACCGCCATGACCGCCGCGACCATGCCGTCAACGCGGCCCGTCGCCCTCTCCTTCGCGATCTTCCGATTGCCCGCCGGATCGGTCAGGAGCACCGCGTTGGCGGCGCACCAGGTCATCACGGGATTGCCGTCATGGCGCAGGCGCTTATCCAGCAGCATCCGTTCAAACTCGTCGATGGCCGGCGCCATGTCCTTGAAGCCCTGCCCAAATGGCAGAAGGGGTGGCAATGCCACCCCTTCTCGATTGATCAGATGCTGAAAGTCTTCCAAGCGCCAGCGATCACAATGGATTGCCCGCAGGTCAAATGCCGCTGTCAACGCTGCCGCCCGGTTGAGCACCGCAAGGCGATCCACTGCCCGGCCTGGTAGCGCCTCGAGGTAGCCTGCGTCCCGCCAGACCAGGTACGGAACCCGGTCCTTCTCGGCTTTCATGTGCAGCCCATCACCCGGCAGCCAGAAATACGGAATGATCCGGGTCACAGGGTCTTCCGGCGTGGGGTCCAGCGCCAGTACCAGCGCGGTCAAGTCTTGTGTGCTGGACAGGTCGAGGCCGGCCACGCCGGCCCGCCCGTAGAATGCCTCCAAGGGCAGCTTCTCTTCTTCCTGGCAAGCGAACCACACGTCCGCCGAGATCCACGGACTATCTGCCTCGGTCCATTGGCAGAAATTCAGCCGGCGGACAATGGCTTCCTTCGAGGGCATGCCGCGCGCGTCAGTCACCTGCTCGCGTAGGTACTTCAGACCTGGAATACCCACCGATAGACTAGGGTTCGCCTTTTCCCAGCAGCTCTCCTCCTGGAACGGATCGTCACTAGGATCGAGCGAACAGATGAAGGCGAAGAGGCTATCGTTCTCTTCCGTTCCTGCTGCGACCTTGCAGCCGTATTCGTGATAGCTCCAGCAGACCGACCGCTTGTCGGTACCGGAGTTAGTGATCATGAAGATCAGCGCCTGCTTCCGGCTCTTCGTGCCAGCGCGCATCATCTCAATCACCAGCGGCGACTTGTGCTCATGCACTTCATCGATCAAGGCCATGTGCGGTCGCGGGCCGGACTGCCCATCATCCGCGCTGATCGTGCGAAAGAAGCTGGAGGTGGCGTGGTACGCGAGGTTAAATTCCTTGCCCTTGCTACCCGAGGTCACCAGGCGCGCCGCCAACTGAGGCGATTGCTCATACATCGCGATGGCGTCACGGAACAGGATCTGTGCCTGTTCTTTCTTGGTCGCCGCCGCGTACACCTCGGCGCGCTGCTCGCGGTCGGCGGTCAAACCGTAGAGACCGACACCAGCAGCCAGAGGCGACTTGCCGCTGCCCTTGGCCGTCTCGATGTAAGCCACCCGGAAGCGGCGCAGACCGTCCGCTCCTTTCCAGCCGAACAAGCTACCGACCACAAAGCACTGCCAACCGATCAACACGAACGGACTCCCCTCGAAAGCGCCACCGTTCAGGCAGAGCACCTCCTCGAAGAACGCGATTGCGTGATTGGCCGCGTCCAGATCCCAGCGCAGTCCGCGCTTCTTCCCTTCCTTCAGGTCCCGCAGGTGCCTCTTGCAGGCATTGCGTACGTCGGGTCCTGCCACCAGCGTGCCTTTAACAACGGCACGCGCGTAGGCAGTAGCTCGATCAGTCGCTGAAGAACTTGCTCGCGGTTTCCTTGGGCTCATTGGGGAAGAGCTCCCCTTGAGGAGCATTCACGTTCAGGCGCATGCGCGCCGATGGGTTCAGGCCAAATGAAGCGCCTGCTGTCCGCATGCGATCTTCGGCTCGGTTCGAAATCTGCATCCAGACGGACATTTGCTTGTAGCCACTGGGCGTCATCTCGGAAAAACCTTGCTCGCCGAGCTCGGTGATCTTCTCGCGGGCGCGCTTCCAGTCGCCCCAGGCCTGGCAATACACCGCCAGTTCCGCCCGGTCAACGCGAGACAGCAGCCCCATCACGAGCAGGTCTGCGACGATGCGCTGCCATTCTTCACGCGCATCGGCAGAAAGAAATTCCGGGCATTCGGGTGGCGCAGCTGGCGCCACCACCGGTCTGCCGGCGCCAGCCAGTTCAGCCGCACTTTTTTTACTGCGATTGCCGCCAATCAGATGCAATGATGCTGGCATCGGCTTGCGGCCAGAGTTGGAATTGCCAGCCATGATGACCTCCTATGTCGAGATACCCCCCTCCCATATTTCCCGCTCTGAAAAAAAACGGGAGGCGAGCGGTGTGGACGGAGGGCGGCGTGAACTTTCGACCCGCCCCCGCCCCGCTTTGTTGCAAAAACGAAACTTTTATTGCAATTTTGAAATTTTCGACCTTGCCCGCCCGCAAAGCCAGACTGGGAGCGGGTCTCGGATCGCCTGACCTAGCCTTGCGCAACCGCCACCGCAACGGGCGGCATCGTGGCACCGAAGATCACCAGGCCAACCGGCTTGCCAGCAAGGAGCAATGCCATCTCCTCTGCGCTCGGCTGCCAATACGAGATCACGACCGGCTGCCCTTCGATTTCTGAAAGAGTGACCGGCAGGGTGTCGCATGCGATACGGCTTTGGTCCCAGTCAGCAGGTGCGCCCAGGCGGGCATTGTTGCTAGGGTGCTCAACGAAATTCATTTTCGATTCCAGTGATGGTTGCGGTCCAAGGGCAAGCCAGACTCGTCGCAGCCGCGCATGACACCGCTCTTCTCCAGCTGCTGCTTCACCGAGTCGTGGCATAACTTACACAGCGACTGCAGATTGCCCGGGTCGAAAAATTTTTGTTCATCACCTCGATGGGGTTGAACATGGTCAACGATGGTCGCTGCGGTCACGCGCTTCTGTTGGGAGCAGAACCGGCAAAGCGGCTCCTTCTGAAGCTGATGATGACGAAGGCGAAACCATTGCTTGGTTCCATACAGGCGCTTATATTCAACCACCATCGACACGCCGCCTGAAATAAAAAACCCCGCCAAACGCGGGGTGCAGTCAAAGTAAAAAAGGGAAAACTATAGTTTGGAGAACGTTGCTTGGACCATGCCGAACATTCGGAAAACAACCTCTCCTAGCACTTGCTCTCGAAAATCTCTGGCGTCATCATCGTCTTTCTCCAAGCTTATCAGCGGCCATTTATACTCAGGGTCCGCGCTAATATTTCCAGCCACGTCAAACCTGAAAGAGTAATTCAGCACATTATCCCGGTACCCTTCTGGGGCGACCTGGAAAAAATGAAAGCCGCCCGCAAACTCGTATCCTTGGCCAGCAGGTGCAAGAAAAAACGTAGCTCTAACTTTGCCAATCGCCGTAGCGAAGGTAAAGCCAATTTCACTATCCTTATCGTTCTCGCAAACGAGACTCTGGATTGGGTCCGACGCCGAAATCGGCGGAAGCTTAGGAGAAACAAAAATCACTTGCCGGATTTTCGAAGCAAGAGACCTCAGTTTTGCAACTTCCTTTAAACCTTTGGATGCGCTAATCACATTCTTAGACATTCGTGTTTCCCCATATTAACAAGCACGTCGCTTGCAATCTGATGATATCTCACGAAACGAGAAAGTCAGCATCCAACTTTCAGTCCAGGCTTCTTTATGATTTCAGTTAGGATCACGGCTATTAGGCGAACGCAAAAAAGCCCCGAACCATTTCTGGGCGGGGCTTTTTCTCTAACCTGGTCGCCAAAATGCCTGCCACAGGGCAGACACTTCAAGGCACGCAAAACGGCGGCGACGTAAATTTGTTGGATGTAACTTTAGTCCCGCGCCTCCAGTTTGACAAGAGCCAGCTGTAAATTTTTTTCAGCTCGCAACCTGACCTCACGAAGATGGGGCCCGCGAACACGGGCGCGGCGGCGGATAACAGATGGCGGCAAGCGCCACACATACCAAGCCCGCAATAGCTCACGCTCGTGCTCACTGCCCAACGAAGCCACTGCACGCTCGACCAGCCAACCGTCCTTCGTGTCTGCACGCCGGCCAGCGAGACGAGCAAGAGACGTGGCGCCGATATTCTGGTCGGTATTCCTAAGCGCGATGTAGTGGCCAACCCATCCCGGTCCATCGCCGCCAGCAGATCGGCCACTGGCCCGAAGATACTCTCGCCAGTTTTGCAGCCGGGAGAAAAGCTCCGGATCACTACCGTCTAAGTCGTCGGCCAGGGTTTCCACTGGTTGATGGAAATTGCGGAGATCATCAGCCATGACGACCTCCCATCTTGCTTACTGTCCCAGTTGTCCCAGTTGTCCCAGTGAAAAAGCAAGGGACGCGCGCACGCGTATACGCGCGGGCACGCGCCCTCGCACATGTGCGCACGCACACACACACGAGGCAGACCACTGGGACAACTGGGACAGCTGGGACAACCCGCAGCGGCATGCGGGTTTCCGCTGTCCCAGTCATCGCCCCCGACTGGGACACTGGGACAGATTTGGGCACACTGTCCCAGGTTTGTCCCAGTGAATCGAAAGACTGGGACAGCCCAGCATTTACGGGCCTGTCCCAGGTTTGTCCCAGTGAATCAAAAGACTGGGACAGCCCAGCATTTACGGGCCTGTCCCAGGTTTGTCCCAGTGAATCAAAAGACTGGGACAGCCCAGCATTTATGGGCCTGTCCCAGGTTTGTCCCAGTGAACCGGGAGACTGGGACAGAGAGCGAAAAGATTGCATAATGGAATCAGATAGGAGCATCGTCAGCCTCCTCATGTGCATCAGCTTCGGAGGCTCCCTCAGGCTCACCTCGCACATAGATCCATTCTCGGTGGCCTGCTTTGACTGGGCCCTTTTTCCGCACCCACCCCAGCTGCCCCAAACTGCGGCCGACTCGCTGTTGCTCGGGCATGGTCCACTTCGAGGTATCCAGCTTGAGGATATTCTGCAGTACGTCGGTGACGCTGGTTTGCTTCTTTCCGATCAGACCACCAGCAATCACCTCGGTGTATGCATCGCTGACGAAGCGCGCTTCTTGCTGCTCACGGAACAACGGCACATCATCGGGTGTTTCCCAATACGGCTCACCGGCCCGGAATGCTACCACGGCTTCTGCCCATAGTTGATCCCTGGCAGCAGCAAGCCCATCAAGATTGATCTCTATGGCCCGAACCGGCCAGTAACGACGATTGCCGGTTTCGTCCTTCAGGTAGACGTATTTGTTGGTACTGCCCGCGAAAACCTGCTGGCGCGGCACGTCGCTGGCTCGCTTGCCGTAAAAATCTCGATACCGGTCAACATATTGGCCAAAGAACTGCTTCGCGGCCTCAGAGTCAGCCTTGTTGAAGGAGTCCAGCTCGGCCAGCTCAATGAACCACTTCCCGCGCATGATCGAATAGGTGTCCTTATTCTCGAATCGAAGGGGCGCATCTGTGAACCACTCGCCAGCTAACGTCTTGAGCGCGGTAGATTTCTTGAGGCCCTGGGTTCCCTCGAGGATCAGTACGTTGTCCATCTTGCAGCCCGGCCTATAAATTCGAGCCACAGCCCCGATCATGAACTTACGCGATACACGTCGCACATACTCCATATCCTCGGCCCCCAGGAAGTCGATCATCCACATGGAGAGGCGGTCCGTACCGTCCCACACAAGCGGATCAAGATAATCGCGCACCACATGCCGCGACTGTGCATCGGCGGCCAGCAGCACACCCTTCATCACCACATCCTCGCGAGGATGGAATGAATACTTCCGCTGGATCCAAAGGGTCGCGCGCAGATCGTCCTTATCGGTCCACTCCCCGATCTCACCGCGCGGAAACGGCGGCACCTTGGCTTTGACAACCTGGCCACTGAATTCGTCATACACAATCACACCTTCCCACTCAGGTGAATTGAGCAGCACATCCACCACATTGCTCAGGACCGGCAGAATCTGGCCTTTGTCGTTCCGAACAAGCCGCGCCTCCCACGTCAACTCGGAATTTTCGCGCTCCGCCTCCATAGGCGCCGTCTCCGCGCGAACAATCTTCTCAGCGCCAGCGGGATTCGCCGACGGCGCTCCAATCTCGCCGGCAAGATCCTTCTCCGCCTGGGCGGCCTTGACCATAGGCGGCGTGAGGGCCTTCAAGACCGCGGAAGAAAGCTGCTGCGCGCAGACATCCAGGCCTTCGACACAATGCAGGTCGTTCCAATCGGTCCACTTGTCCTCACCTCGCTCCGCAAACTCCGGCACCACCACCGAGGCATTCCCGATCGCCTGCGCGGCTTCATGCGCTTTCACCAGGCCGGTGTTCTCATATCGCAGGGTTCGGCTGAATCCCTCGCCGACGATGCGCACCTCGATAAATCGGAGGCCAGCGATGCCCTCGCACCAACTGGCCGTGACGGAGTATTCGCCATCCTTACCCGGATGCCTACGCTGCTGGCCGTCGATGGCCACGCCCTCGATGCCATACTGCTGGGACAGGTCGCGGGCTACGCGCGGCTCGAATGCATGGTCATCATCCGCGCAAATGAGGATATGAGCATCAGGGTAGCGAGCACGTACGCCCAGCAAGACCTGCAGGATATTCCCGGCGTCGAACGTCACAAATCCGGCCACAGTGTCCTGGAGCGCCATGCGGATAGTGCGCGCCGTTGCGTAGCCTTCGGCAGAGAACAAAATTTTCTCGTCCGGGCCAGCCTTACCAATCGGGCAGAATGCGCCGGCCTTGGCCATGCCTTTATTGAAGGCCTTGGAACCATCTTCAGCGATCTTCTGCAGGCCGACCAGCTCCAGCCCATCAGCTGTGTGCTTCAGCATCGGCACCAGCAGCGTACCGTCATCCATGAATTTTAGGCCCGGCGTGGTGATTTGCTTGCGTAGCGCATAGAGCGACTCGCCAGCGGCCGAGGCTTCTGCCCACTGCTGCCGCGCACGGTTAGCAGCGTTTTTTGCCCGCTCCTGCTGCTTGTCACGCTCCCGCGCATCCTTCTCGCGCTGGCGGCGTTCCAAATCCGCTCGCTCAGCATCCGACACACCGGTCCAATCAGCCTCGATTTTGGTCGAATAATTGTTGGTGCCCTGCCAGGTGCCGTAGGCTCCATGCACCGACCAACTGCCGTTCGCTCGCCGGACTTCGTGCAGAACATACCAACTCTTCTTCCCTGGACCGAACCGCCAGATTCGGCCGTCCGTGCGTGGATGGCCATCCGGCAGGGCGGGAAGGCCTGCGGCGCGCATCTGCTGCACCGCTTGATCTAACGTTGTCAAACTCTCACCCCTGAGGTAATGAAGGATAATGTGGGTCTCAACCACAACAAAAGGAGAACCGCATGGCCACCTTCCAAATGCTCAAAGACCAGGATGCAAGGGCTGTTGCAGAGAGCACCACGCAAGTTTTCAATGCGTTGATCTGCTGCCTTTCCCGCCAAGGCATCGACCCTTTGCAACTTATTTCTGATCTGGAGGAATACCGTGCGACCCATCAGGAGACAGGTGGGTTGAATCCAGTTGCTGATGAGACGATGACGCGCATTTTTGTGTCGCTGGGTGCCGCGCTTCGCTAAGAATCAGGAAGGCTCTAGCAGCGACGGTCTCGCATTGGGTAAAAGCATCCTCAACGTTTTGCATTGGAATCACAGTTCCTCCTAATTGTTGCGCGCTGCCTTACGCAGCTCGTGTTGTCTCAAAATCCGTCGGCGCAGATCGTCCACGAACCTATCCGCATCGGCTGCTGCATCCGGACCCGCCCCCTTTGCCCTGTTCGCGCGCATGCGCTCCAGGAACTCGATACGAGCAGCTTTGGTGGGCATGTCGAGGATGTGTCGCGCCAGGCAGTCCAGCTGCCAGTCCAGCGAACTGGTATCGCTGACCATCAGCGCCCCTTTGCCGCTTTCTTCTGCGGATGCACCGCACCATCACGCTCCGCGCGCTGGCGCACCCGCTCGCGCCACTCACCCAAGGCAGAGATGCCTTGGGCGAACTTCTTCTCGATGAGATCCAGTTCCTGCGCCGTGATGCGCCCATCTTCCAGCGCAACGGAGACAGTCTCGGCCACCTGGCCGATCTCCTTCATGACGCGATAGACGGTATCGAGCAATTGCTCATCATCCTGGTCATTGACCTCCGGCATGCGGAATGCCGCCATGCCGTGGCGGGCGTTAAAGGCCTGCAACGGCTGGAGCGCATCTTTGACCTTGGCCCCTTCGCAGAGCTCAAGAACCTCGCTGACCTCCTCGAAACTCATTGCATGGGTAGCGATTTCAGGACGCAGCTTGTTGCGAAGAGTGTTAGGCGACTTACCCATACGGGCCGCCAGCGCCTCGATGCCACCGGGATAGGCGCGTGCCATCCGGTAAAGGGCATCGTGCTGATTCATTTCAAGATGACGATGGGTCACGGTAAACATCTCCTTTTTTTACCGTCGCCACGGAATAGGACCGCTGTTAACCTGCGGGCCATACCAATGACGCGGGGAACAAAAATGCAATCGAGGGAAGAAGCCCAGCACGATGAAGCGCAGAAGCTGTTCGAGAAATTACTGAAGCGATCGAGGCACTTCGCTGACGTGATGAACACGCAGCGGGCAGCGTCCGGAGAGGTGATAGCAGCCTTGGTTACCGCCTTTGTAAGCAACGACGAAGACCTGGCACCAGTCATGGTGATGATGCTGCAGAAACTGCAAATTCCGACTGGTCGGCCAAGCATTGACGCCGAACGCCAGATCCTGACTCGACTGGCTCTGCAGGCGCTGGCACCTGCTCGTGCATAGCGTCAGGGGCCTCCGGGAGCACCGTTCTCGCATGAAGCGCCTCAATGGCGCGTAATGTGCTCGCCTTACAGTCAGCCTGCCCTTTCAGAATCCGGTGCACGGTCGGCTGGGAAACGCCAATCTCGCGGGCCAAAGAAGGTTCGCTCCAGCCGGTGGCAGAGCGGATTTCCTGCATCAGGGTGCCAATGTTTTTGTCCATACCTCATTCTATACACGAATGGATAGCCACTCAATACCCGAATGAATAGAAATTTGCCCCCTTGCTATACGCGCACGTATATTGACTCGATGAGTAATATTGCCTCCCGCCTTGACGAAGCAATGACTGCGGCTGGATTTGAGTCGCAGAGTGCCTTATCGCGAGCATCCGGCGTGCCCCAGCCTACGATTAATAGAATTCTGAAAAACGTCGGAAAGGGGCAGCCCGAAGTTGGCACGGTCCGTAGATTAGCCGCAGCCTGCAACGTCAGTTTCAATTGGCTCAATGAAGGTATTGGCGAGATGGGACGAGCGCAGAAGGTTGAGCTCCGTGATCCCGCGTCTATCATCAAGGACGCTGCAACGCCCAAGCCGTCCATTGTTGAGATTCCACTCGTCAGATTGCACGTTTCAGCTGGCATCACTGGCTTCCAGGCCGAACTGGACGAGACCGAATTTGGCATGCCAGTTGCCGTAACTCAGCGCTGGGTGGACGCGAATGGTTTGATCATGGAGAAATTGATCGCCGTAAGAGTCCACGGCGACAGCATGGAAGACACACTTTCCGATGGCGACACAGTAATCATCAATACGGACTCGGTGAGCCCGAAGGACAACAAGATCTTTGCAGCGAACTTCGGCGGGGAAGCTGTTGTAAAACGCCTGGTGAGGGACTTTGGCCGGTGGTTTCTAGTCTCCGATAATCCCGACCAAAAGCGCTACCATCGCGAGGAATGCACCTTAGAGACCTGCCTCCTTATTGGTGAAGTCGTCCAGGCTCAGCGCAATTTCCTCAAGCGCTGAGCTGATTCCAGACATCCAGTCTACCTACCCTCGGCATCAAGGGGGAAGCGTCGTTTCGCCATAAATTATTCATTTGCGTATTGATTTATCTATCCATTCGCGTATAGTTTCTCTCACCGACACCCATTCGTGAGAGAAAAATGGCAAACATTTCCGAAGGCAAGTTCAACTTCCTCGCGCAGCGCGGCCGCAACGAAGCTCGCCACATCCTAGAGGAGCGGCGCTTCGATGCGAAGGCCAGTGCACCCGCCGGCGCCATCGTTATCTATGGCCCACAAGGCTGCGGCAAGACCCGCCGTGCCAAGGAAATCTTGGCCTATTTCAAAAAGGATCGAATCATTCATGACTGGCGCCCCGGCCAGCGCATCCCTGCCAACGCCATCGCCCTCACGAATTTTCGCGTGACGGGTGCGATCTCCTACGCCGATATCAAGGCAAAGCTGACCTCGCGAGGCCAGGCATGACGACCATTACGCTTGAGTTCGACCGGGAAAACCTCCACAGCTACACCGATGAGTTTCTCGCCGCTCTGTGGCATGCCGCGCAGGCGCAGAGCAAGCCCTTTGGCGACAAGGAAGCCTGCGAGACCACCGAGACGATCGGTCGCGAAATCATCCGACGTTTCCTGGCATGCACGCCCCCTGCCCTCTACCACTTCCAAGGCAGAGACATCAACTTCGAACGTCAGGTCATAGCCCAAGTTTCAGCTGCCGAGCAGGCAGATGGAGGAGCAGCATGATGGCATTCCTACTTATTGTCACTCCCTTCGTCGGCACTCCGATTCGGATGCATACCATCGCCGACAGCGCCGCTGGCGCTATCGAACAGCACATCCTGGACTTCTGGCCCTACAAAAAAATTGAGGCGAGGCCGGCATGATGACCATCATTAAAGCTGTGCTCGCGGGCATCAAGCATCTTCTCGCTGGCGCGGCTGCAGCCGCCGCTCTGTTCGCTGCCTATGCGATTGCTGGCGCCGATGGTGGGCCGCCAGTCGCTACGGACGACGAACCTGCAATTGTGCTGACGCCGCCCATTCAGGAGCAACTTGACGCACTCTGCGCGGCGGCATGGCCTGACGACGATAGGCACGCCCTCGCAAGGCAGCGCGCCTGCGCCAAGGACTAAGCATGTCCGGAGCGCCCGACTGGCCGGACGAACAGCTCCGCCGCGCGCACCGCGAATGCCGCATACCCCAACCATTTGAAGAAGCCATGCAGCTGCCGCCCTTCGCGGCACTGATCAGGCTAGTCGCGCGCAAAAACTGGCGAGAAGAAGCACGCCTACAGCAGCTGCGCGCCAACGATAGAAAGCTGGCACAAGCCAATGACCATGACTGAATACTTTTTCGACTTGCCCGCCACTGCCTCAAGCCTGAGCGTATATAGCGACATCGAGCGCTATGACCCGACATCACCGCGCGACTTCCGCCCGTTCGCCATTGGCGAATTCGTGATCCGCCGCGTCCCGCTGCGCGGCACTCTCTATACGAACTACTACATCCTCCACGAGGGGGCAGTGATCGGGCACCAGATCAGCAGCCCTAGTGAGGAAGACTGTCGTATGCACCAACGGCGCCATGCTGCTATTCCAGCTGGCGCTGCGCATCGTGGCCCCAAGTTTGAAGCGCCGATGTTTGGCGATGTGGTGCTGCAAGGACGCATCGCCGCCCTGCTCGGCGCCGGCGGCGAAATGGACTGCGCCTCCGTCGCGCATGCGCTCCGCATGCAAATTTCCAAGGTTTCTCCTGTGCTCGAACAAATGGCCGACGAGCACCGCATCTACCGTCGCGGCACGCGCCACCGCTACATCTACCGCGCCGCCTAAACCTGGCGCGCATAAACCGAAAGGATTGATATGTTCAAAGCCCTGCAGGAGCTCGCCAGTAAATCGACGCTCCTCATTTCCATCGCACCCGAGGGCAACCTCATGCGTGTCAACATTACTCCAGTCAGCAAGGATCCGAACACCGCGCCGGCACTGCGGCCGCTTTCGCTCCTGGCCAGCGCGGACGAACTCGACCGCGACTTCGCCCAAGCCATGCAGATGTGGAGCGCACCTCGCCGCTCCCTCCTGGACCAAGTTGCCGCCGCAGCAGAACAAGAGGACGCGGAAGACGGCGCGGCGACCAGCACCGGCAGCAAAGCTGGCGGCAAGGAAAGCAAGCCGGGGAAGGGCGCTCCCAAGACCGGAAGACAGCAAAACAAGAGCCCCGAGCCTTCGTCGGCGGCCAAGCCCGATCACACCGGAGAACATCAAGACGCTGATGGCGCGGCGAAACCCCAAGAGCAGGCCAGCCAGACCTCGGCCCCCGCGATCAACACCGGGGACGCTGCAGCATCCTCCCCAGGGCCGGCGACCACCTCCAAAGGTGCCAGCGAGACCATTCCAGCAGCTGCGCTCGATAAGGACTGGCAGACCACGCCTGCCAGCAATCAACCGCCTCCAGTGTCCGACAGCAAGGCTGGCAAAGCCGCTTCTACCCCAACTCCCGCTGCGCAGTCCGGCGGGGCTTTCTCCGACATCGAATTCTGAAAGCCATCACCATGCAAACCGAAGAACTGATCCGCGAATTCAAGTACGGCAGCGTCAAGCTGGCTGATCCGAGCTCATCCTTTTCGCTCACCCAGGTGCGTGAGTTCTACGCGAACCACTATCCCGAGCTGCTCAATGCAGACATCGAAGGGCCTGAAATGACGGGCAATCGCCAGATCTACACATTCCGGCGCGCAGTCGGCACAAAGGGGCTCGACAATCGTAAAGCCCTGCGCCTCCTGCAAGAAAAAGGCACGCTTGCCGGTGCCACTTCTAATTCTGTGGTCACCTCTGCCCGACCGAATACCCCTATCGCGCTGGCGCTGCAGGAGGTACTCCGGGCGCCGCTACGCGGCGACGCATTCACGCCCTGCAGCCACTCCATGTCGGTGCTGCCATGAAATTGGATGCTCGGACTACCCCTTGGATCTTGCCGCGACTCAGCGCGGCAATCCCGACCGCCATCTGGCCGGCCGGTGCGGGTGAACGACCGATTGCGCGCGATCTCGCTATTTGCCTCTTGCAGACGGATCTGATCGACGAGGCGGACCTCCAGACGGCGCGAGATGAGACCGAACTCTGTAAGGTGGCCCTCTCTCGCTGGTGGAATGAACATGCGCACGGCCTTAGTCTCTTCCGACTGCAGCCGTCCATTCAGACAACTCGGGACATCGGGCATTACGGCAGCATAGCCGACGCCGCTTTCTGCCTGGACATCGAAGATCGATTCCCCCTGCTGACGATGGAGCGTGCAATCAGCCACTTGGAGGAGGAGCGGCGCGGGCTCGGTCAAACGGTGCTTGCCCTCCTCTACGATGCGCTGGCCTACCTGCCGTATACGCTCAGCCCCAACACCGTCTTCGGGTTGGCCCAGTATCACTACTGGCAAGGTGAGGCTGATGAAGTTGCATTCGCCAATATCTCGTTCGAGTACGAAGAGAGTGGCGCCTCATCGGTGGAGCAGTTTCTTGCAGATTACGAGGTATTCAGGAGGGCCGACTTCTTCAGGAATATTCCCGATTGGCTGGTCACGCCCAAGCGAGTGTGTTCGCGGAAGCAGGCGCTGCATGCCGCAGAGACTTCGCTGACTCGGGAAGTTATTGCGGCCTGCGACAGTATTAGCGCATGGGGCCAGCGCCCTGAATTCGTTCGGCGCGCTGACATCGGCGCTTGCCGTATTGATGCCTTGGTCGACCCCATCAGCGCCACGATGGCACTGGCCTGGAGCGATGACGATGCCACGACACGCGTTATCGACGATGCCTTCAGCATGTTCATGCAAGGGGAATCGACAGAAATGGTCACCGCCAGCGAACTGTCACTCGATGTACGTTCCGTGAAGAAGCGTCTCGCGGCCATGGAGGAAATGCTGGGTCTGGCGCGTCGGGTAGAAGAACTGATCCTTCTGATAGGGGCGCGCACATGAGCAGAGTTCAACTGCGCAGCCAGGCGGCCAGCTTCGGTATCGTCGAGGCCGAGGAGTCAAAGGAAATGGATCTGATTGGCGCCCTCCTTCTGTACTCATCAGGCGACGGTCGGTCGGTGTACGCCAGCAATCACCAGGTGATCTATGCCGAAGACGCACCGGACGTTCCATTGCTCGGTCCGGGCAGCGCGCCCAGCAAAAAGGTACTCGCACAACTCGGAGAGAAGATCTCTGCGGCTGCCGCGTTTTCAGGCTTCATCCCCGAACACCTGCTGTATATGGCTCCTCGCTTGATCGCGTGGTGGTGCCCTCCTCAGCAGCGTCACCTTTGGTTCAAAACGCAAGATGACGTGATCGGAGAGGCGAGCGCAACCATCAGACAACCAGGCGTGATCTTTATTGTGAGTTCCGGCCGTCTGTACGCGTTCTCGACCGTAGGTGAGGAACGTCCGCAGCCGGAAACCCTGCTGTACAAAGCGCCCTATTTCAACGTCTGGAAGACCGGTGAGGTCTGCACCGGAAACGTGGCCATGCCGAGGTCAATGGACGCCGAGGCAATCAAGGACTACGAGCGCGCCTTCTATGGCAGCCGATTCACCCACCCGAATGATCCCGACCTGGTCAGCTGCCAGGGTGGCGCCATCCCGATGTGGAAACACTTGCTGGACAACCCGGCCACACCATGGGACTGGGCCAAATGGCTGGTCCCCTGCAAAACCAATTTTGCTCAAAAAATTAAGGAACTGATCAAATGAACGCCCTTACCTTTGACAACCTGCAGAAGACGATCAACACCGCAAGCGAGGAGATTGCAATTCTCCGCCGGGCTGCTAGCTCTCTCCATTCGCTCTACCCCATCGCTGCTGCCGGCGATGATCCAGCTGCGTCGCTTGATCAAGCCAGCTTCTTGGCAGCACCGGTGGCGGTGGTCCCCCAACACGGCATGTTCGTTCCCATCGAAGAGAACAAGCACCGTTTCCTGCTGGCGCGCGACGGCCTCTATCTGGAGGTCCGCCGCCCCTGGCTCCACTCAATCGTCCGCCTGAGCGAGCAACGGACCGTGGCCATGCCGTTCGGCGAGATCGCTCCCCGCAACCAGCTATCCTTCGGCCGCCTCAGTTGCGCCATTGATTTGATGCGCTCCTTCGCTAAACAAGCCATGAGCAGACTCCCCAACGAGGATATCTGCCACATCGCATGGGACAGCGATGTTGGTCAGCTGGTGCCTGTCCAACTGCAAATCGAGGATGCCACCCCTGGCTCGGTCCGCTATCGCACCGACACATTGCCGGCCCACCAGTCATTGGCGATCGATATCCATAGCCACGGCACGATGCCTGCATTCTTCAGCGACCAGGACAATCTGGACGACGCCGGCAGCGTAAAGTTTGCAGGGGTCATCGGCAACCTGGATAGCGACTCTCCTACCGTATCCTTCCGCCTGTGCATGCTGGGACTCTATGCTCCTATCACCGTGCCAGCGGAAAAGCTGTTTGGAGGGTGAGATGCCGCATTTCACCCATCCCCATCTGTTGGAGAAGGTGGTAGAGATTGATCTGATCGGCTGCGGGGGAAACGGCTCGCAGATGCTCACTGGCCTGGCCAGGCTGGACCATGCACTGCAGGCGCTTGGGCATCCCGGCTTGATGGTCCGCAGTTGGGACCCTGACACGGTGAGCGAAGCCAACCTGGCACGCCAGCTTTTCACGCGCGCCGACGTCGGACAATCCAAGGCCATCGTGCTGACACATCGCATCAACACTTTTTTCGGATTGAACTGGAAGGCCTATCCTGATCGCTATTCTGGACATGGGAATGCCGCCATGGTGATCGTATGCGTAGACAGCATAGCGGCGCGCCATGAGATTGATCAGCAGATCAACAGCTGGAGTCGAGAGCCTCACTATGTGATGGACCTCGGCAACCGAGCATCTGATGGCCAGGTCATTCTCGGCCAGCCGAGAACACATATCACCGCTGGCGAGCGCACTCCTGCAGGGCACGTTCGCCTGCCCTATCCATATGACATTCTTCCAGAGCTGATCAATGTCGCGATCCCGGAAGACGACACCCCGAGTTGCGGCCTGGCCGAAGCATTGGAAAAGCAAGAGCTGTTCATCAACCAATCCGTGGTGACGCCAGCGCTCCAGCTTCTCTGGGAAATGTTTCGTCATGGCCAGGTGAACTGGCACGGTGCATTTATGAATTTGAAGGCTGGCCGCATGGTGCCAATGGCAGTGAAGGGCCCCCAGGAGACCTCATCATGAGAAAAGGCGGACAAGGAAGGCGACCCGACTCACCCTTTGTGGCAGCTGATATGCTTCAAAACACATCAAGCATGCGGCCCTTGATCCGCTTGCTTGCCGCCCAAGCCGTGAAAAGCTGGCTGGCCGGCAACCAACCCAACACAGCAACATCAACGACACACAATGGTAATGAAGGCAACGATCTACGCACGGTATAGCAGCGACAAACAGAGCGAGACCTCCCTCGACGATCAGTTACGTGTGTGCCGCGCCCGGGCTGACCGGGAGGGCGCAACGGTCGAATTCGAGCGCTGCGATGCTGCCATCTCTGGCTCGACCGCTGTAGGTACCCGTCCTGCCGGCAACGCGATGCTGGCTGACGCGCTCGCCGGCCGCTTTGATCTGCTACTGGTGGAAGGCCTGGACCGCCTTGCGCGCGACCAGGTCGAGCAAGAGCAGATTGTCCGTCGCCTGGAGCATCGTGGCATCCGGATCATTGGCGTTTCAGATGGCTACGACTCGCGGCACAGCGGTCGCAAGATAATGCGTGGCGTCCGAGGGCTGATCAACGATCTCTACTTGGACGACCTGCGCAGCAAGACGCATCGCGGCCAGGCCGGCCAAGTGGAGCGCGGATACATCGCGGGCGGGAAGTCGTACGGGTATGACATCGTGAAGTCGGATGGTGGGAGCACGTACAGGATCAATGAAAGCCAGGCACGCTGGGTCGTTTGGATTTTCGAGCAATATGCCGCAGGAAACAGCGTGCAGCGGATCGCCCATGAACTGAATAACCAAGGCGTACCATCGCCGCGCGATAGCACGTGGGCCGTGTCCGCGATCTATGGCAGCCCGGTGAAGGGCTCGGGCATCTTGAATAACTCGATGTATGTGGGGCAGTACGTCTGGAACAGATCTCAATGGATTAAAGACCCGGATACCGGCCGCCGTCAAAGAACAGAGCGCCCCCGGGAGGAATGGCAGATGGCCAGCCTACCAGAGCTGCGCATCATTGATGACGAACTCTGGCGCCGCGTGCGCGAGCGCATTGATGCCGGACGGGACGAGCATGGGCGCAAGCGCCAGGTTCGACCGGCGACGACCCTCTTTGGGGGGATGATGCTTTGCCCGCACTGCGGCGGCGCCGTGGTGGCGATCAACGCGGATCGTTACGGTTGCGCGGCCGCGAAGGACAGAGGCCCGGCCGTATGCAAAGGCTTCTCGATTCCAAGAGACCTGGTTGAGAAGCGCCTGATTTCGATCATCCGCGCAGAGCTGCTGTCGCCGATGGCTGCCGCCGAGTTCGAAAGGGCTTTTGACGAGATGCTTATAGAAAACACTGGCTCGACCGAGGATGTCGCCCAAGCCACCAAACGCATCACCCAGCTGACTGCCGAGATCGGTCGGGTGATCGACGCCATCACTATGGTGGGCGCCTCGGAAGCGCTGGCGGCCAAGTTGAAGGCCTTAGAGAATGATCGTAGCGCGCTGCAGCGCAGACTTGCCTTGAAAGCTGCCAGTGAGGCAGCACGCACGCCTAATGTCGCCAGCATCTTCAACGAGATCCTGATGAACCTGACTGATGCGCTTCGGGAGAATCCTCTGATGGCCAGGAAGATCCTTGGCGATATCTTCGGCTCGATCCAGCTTGAGGTTCGGGAAGATAATCAGGTATGGGCCAGAATGGCAACGGCCCGACTACTTAAGCAAGTAGCCGGGCCGTCTATATCGGTGGTTGCGGGGGCAGGATTTGAACCTACGACCTTCGGGTTATGA